TAATCAATAGAGTTGGTGTTGTAGTTGGCAACTTGCGTCCAAACTGCTGGCGCTATTTGATCTGTAAAAACATCGCCATCACCATAAAGAGGAAAGCCCCGAGTAGTCGCAGGCTCCGCTGCTAACAGTTCATAATAGGAGTGCTGTCCGCCAACCACAAAACCACTGAATGTACTAGCCTCCACGCTACTAAAATCGGATTCATTACCAGCAAGGTCACGCGCAGTAATTTTATACCACGTCTGTATTGATGCATCGAACGCTGAGTCTGTATAAGAATTACCCGGAGCACCAACTGTTGCTATAGGAACACCAAAACCAGAGTCAGCAGATGTGGTCGATTTATATATTCGATAGTCCTGAATATCCGGCTCAGTATTACTTGTCCAAATTACCTGTATAGAGTTAGTCTGCTGGTTCGTTAAAAGAAGTCCGGCAGGGGCTAAGGGAGGGTCTACATCTACATCAGGATGTTTTGCACCTATACCCTGTAAAATACTTACTGACACTTTCGGCTGCCTAATCTCATACTCGCCCAACTCAGCGTTAAGAAAAAACTCATTTGTTTCAAAAACGTCCTGAAATCTGTCTTGGAATACCCATTCATCACCTACTAATTTGTAGACTTCAAGGTATCTTGAATCTGAACCATTGCCGCCGCTCTTTGTTACGCTATTTGGCATTATTTTCTCCTTTCATTGTATTTAGTCACCACATTGGTCCAGGAAGTAGAACCCGACATAGTGGGGCGCGTTCGCTTCCTCGTCAACGATGCAGGGTACCCCATATTTACCTTCGTAATAATTAAGACCAGGTAAGGTCGAACGTGAACTGGATGCTATCACTAGCAGCCAAAGCTATGCCAGTAAAGTCTGATTTCAAAAGCAGATTTCCAGTTGTTGACGCATCAAACACCCCTGCATTAGTAATAGTTTTTACACCATCTGCAGTGATAGTACCGACGAATCGGTTTTGGTTAGAGGCAGGTTGGGATGCTGTGGCTACGACCCTAGCTTCAGATGCCTCCGTAAATAACGTTGTATCCCCTTTAGCTGCTGTACCTGCACCGGTACCCCAAGCCACATACCAGTTAGTGGGGGCAGAGGAAGTCCCATCAACCAAATCTGCAATTAGGGTCTCCCCTACATCTGTAAATATATCAGCCATTTAATTCTCCTAAACCTTAATTCCAGTGGCTGGTGCGACTACAGTCTCAACAGTACCATCTGCTCGTGTAATAACCATAGTCAACGTACCAGTCGCCTTACTAGTGGTTTGTGAATGCCCCCCAGAACCCTTCTCGGAGTCTGGGTTGCGTTGTGTATAGATCCGACCAGTTGCACCATAAGGTGCTACTCTCTTCTCTCCTCTAAAGAATGCTTTAACATCCCCTATCAATTCTCTAACCTTCATCATCTCTCCTATACCATCTTTGAAAAAGATACAATTGAATTACTTGCCCCTGCTCGAACATAGGACACATGAGTTTGTTCCGGGAGAAGGGTTAGACTAACCCCCCCACCGGGGATCAATACAGCTCCCGTATCTCCTGCTGTCACGGTATCGCCGGACGCACCGAACTTCACCCACACAGCTTCTGTAGCAGATACCATGACAATCTGTGTCCCTGTAGGTAACGCATTCCCATTACTAGGGGTAGTCGTTGCGGTACCGTTATGATTGGTGGTAGGCCGCATGACTTGGATAGGTGCGGAGTCTTTGTCTTGAGGTAGCTTCGCATCTACATGTTTATATTCAGTCAACTGATTTCTCCCTTTGTGTATCTTTGCGCCACTCGACTATCTTTTTTGCCGCTGGCTTAATACCATAGATGGCAAGTGATATACTCACCCACCCAATTATATACCATTCCGGGGCTTTAGCTAAGTTTGCAAACCCAGCTTCTGAGAATTCCTGAGCACCAGGAACGAAAGCCATGATCGCAGGGATGCTCCAGATCAGTACCACGTACTCATCTTTCCACCCAGCATTCTCAATCACCTTACCTGCATTTTCAATCTTAGCTGCAGTCTCGGCTTCTTTTATACGCCCACGCCGATCTATCCATGCGGGGAATATACTAGCAAGTGCTTGGATTATTGGGGCTATCATATTCTCACCTCGAAGTGAAAGAGATCATCGAAGTTGTTGTCTACGATGTCTCCATTTTGATCCCAATCCCCTCCCCACCGTAGATCGATATCTCGATGCTTCGCATACTCTATCGCACGTCCAGCTATGTATGATAGTTGTTGCCTCAGTTCACAGTCATCATGTGGGTAAGGGTATGGTTGTAGGTCTACTGCCGTAGAGGGGAACGAGTTGTGTTTCCCGTTAGGCCACCGTACTTTAGTGTACACTGGGTATAGGGCATTCTGTGTTGCTTCATCCCGGTGACCGGTGGTCAGTGCTATATCACATACTGAAGCTAGTATGTAGTCTACGATCTCTTGGAGAGGTTCGACCAGCTGAGCCCTTACTCTCCGGCTCCGTGGTCCCCAATGTCTCATGGCATCATCTCAGCTAGTTGCTCCTCAAGGGAGCTGGTGAAGTCAATCCAGGACCAGGTGTCTCCTTCAGCAAGGAGCTTTGCAGTCTCACCCCATCCACCATTCTGGTCTATCAGCTGACCGAACGACGCGGCAGCTACACGTTGCCTAGCTTGTGTTGCAGTGAGCTTGAGTCCCTTTTCGAGCTGCCCATCTGTGACTTGGAGAATCTCTTGCGCTACCTTAGCACCGCGGTCACGTATCTGCCCGATCCCATCTTCCATAAGCTGGTCGATAAGCTGAGCCGGCTCTATAGGTCCTTTGTTCTGAAGTTTAGTGTAGATGAACTTCTCGATAGCCTCACCCTTAGCGTTGAGTTTCTTTTGTCCACTCTTGTATGTGATCATGTACGTAGCTTGAAACTCTGGGATAGACTTCATCTGCCTCCAGGCAGACTCCACAGCACTTAAGTCGAAGTCGATAATGTGCGGGTTGCCCTGCCTGGGGCTCTTAGCTGCCTCTAAGAGAACTCCTACCACTCGGTTCCGCTCAGCCATGATATCAATCCCAGCCTCCTGCGCTTCCTTTTGAGTCTTTGTTAAGGCACCACCACCCAAGGAGCGAGCTACACTGCGTTTCCCTGTCTTAGGTGAGGCAGGACCTTGCACGATATCTAGGAAGGCTCCCCAGGTCTCACTACGACTAATATCCATACCCTCATTTTGTGCGGCAAGGTTTATCTTAGCTTTGGTCCCTGCGGAAGTAATCTGACGAGTCTCTACACCAGCACCACCAGCTATAGCTCGTTGAGCGAGCTGCTTACCGACATCCTGTGGTTGTCTCTGCAGACCTAGCATATTAGTGATACCACGAATGATAGCACGTGCGGCACTACGCCCACCTTCGGGACCAAGCATCTTACCGAAGCCGGCCGCAGCAAACATACTGCCAATCTTACCGGAGTGTAGACTACGCCCAAGCCCAGACAACACCTTACCACCTATTACGGTAGCAGTTGCTGCGGAAGCGGCATTCTTTGCTCGAGACTCTTTCATGGTTACAGCCTTACTTCCTTCGATAACCCCTACCAAGGCAGCTTGACCTCCTAAGGTTGCCCCTAGCTTGGTGAGGAAGTTCAATCCCTTAGAGACTATGTTAAGCCCTTGAATAATCTGCCCACCGGGAACCATGAATGCAGCAAGTGTAGGGATAGCTTGCCCCAGGTCTTCCATGCCGAAGCCTTTGTCGTCCAGCTCGGCCCACAGCTTACGGTCCCGCTCTTCCATAGCAGCTAGGACTGCTGCTTCCTCAGGGGACGAAGCCATCTGTTCTAGTCCTCGAGTGAGGGCAGTTGTTTCTCTACCAAGTCCTTGTAGGAATCGTGAGGGACCGCTATCAGCTACAGCCTCCGCTTGTCCTTCGGAGAGACCTATACCTTCTAGGAAGCCTGATAAGTTTCTCTCAATTTCGGGGCGCTCATCAACCTCCGCGGCTGGTGCTGCACCGGCAGCAGCTATCTGTTCCTGCAGCATAGCCTGTCCTTCTGACGTGCTCAAAAAAGCGCTAAATTGCTCTTCAGTTGCGTCAGCCTCTATCTCAAAGGTACCTTGCTCGGTCTCTATCTGGAATGTAGCCATTAATTAATTCGCTTTACCTTGAAGGTGATTGGTGCCGGAGCTTCACTCTCTGTAGAGTCACCACCGGTATCCTTGCGTGGAGTATTAGCCCGACTGAAAGCACTCTGGTGTCTCACTGCCATACCACCATCATCGATTAGTTGCTCGAATTCTTCAAGAAGGTCAAAGAATTTCTCTTCCTCTGCCTCGAAGCTCTGCCACTTCTCTAGCCCTATCTGACCATTCAAACCCCCACTTAGTGCACGAGTCCTATGTTGCTTGGCTTTAAAGGCGGCATCTTCGAATCTCTCTCGAAGTAACACCTTCAGGGCATCAGGATCCCCGTTACCGGTTATCATCTGAATAGCCATCTCAACGTCTTGGTCAGACAAACGCCCACCAGGGTCGAGACTCTTAGCTAAGGTGTACGCCATATTCAGTACTAAGCCACGTGCTACAGCACTTTCTATACCTAACTGACGCGCATTCTGTAAGTACCCAGTCTTAGAGATGACTCTGTTGAACCGACTCTGGTCTACTTTCGCATCCTCTTCAGACTGGACTAAGTCCCCAGCTATACGAGCAACCCCAGTGAAGAAGGACCCTCCTTCAGCAAGAGCATCACCACCCGCGGTGAAGGCTAGTGGTGACTTCAGCATCTGCTTCAGGAATGACTGACCATTACGCATGAGTACAGCACCATTTACAAGATCAACTTCGATCCGATCTAGACTACTCTTATTCAAACCACCGGTAGAGTTTGTACTATAATCTTCCAGCTTCAACGCATCTAAACCACTACCGACTACATAAGTATGGGTACTGTCCTGTGCCTGACGACGTTGTAACTCAGCATCTATCTCTTCCGGAGTAGCCTTGGGATCTAGCTTAGCTACCGGGGTAGTGTCTCCCATAGCATTACGCCTGAAGATGTACGGGGTCTTACTATCCCGGGCTGTCTCAAGAGCGTTCTTGAGCTCAAACTCTTTTTCATCGATCCCTTGTTTCAAGCGAGTCTGCTCCAGAGCTTGGCTCTGAAGTTTGATGATGTTGTCGTTGGCTTGGAGAGCTATCTTAGGATCTATTCCCGCTAACTGCTCACGTACCTTGACTTGCTGCCGGAGCTGGAAGTCTGTTTCTGACTCCCCCTCCTTTCGTTCAACACTCTTCAGGGCACCAGCCAGGGCTTGTTCTTTTGCCCGGGCAGCACGTATCTCAGGTGAACTGAAGATAGCATTGATTACCTGTTGTGAATTTGCAGCTCTCTGTTGCTCGGGATTCCCGGTACGGAGCTGCTGTATCATATTGTCGGCCTGAGCTTTTAGCTCTTCGCTCCCAAGGAATTCGAATCCACCGATGTTAGCCATTTACCCTCCCTACAAGAATGAGGCTGATACATTCCCGGCATTACTGTTAATGCTAGGAGTGTTTGGTGTTAAGATGCTCGCTACTCCGGTAGGAGATCCTGTTGGGGATCCCCCGAACCTATTAGCCAGAGCACTGAATGCTGAGCCGATCCCACCTTGTGGAGCTAGTGCCCCAGATAGTTGAGCTAGGGCTGTTGCCGTGCTGTTGTCTTGTGGCATACCTATACCAGAAGCTCCCATGCGGGTAGATGCCTGGTTAGTCATGAAGCTACCAACTAAGCTAGCATTCTCTCGAGCGTCCTGGTTCACGCTAGTAGCACCACCAAGTGCGGCCAGTAAGTTCTGCAGAGCCAGTGATTGGTTCTGGTTGTTCAGTACGTTCGGAGCATTACTCTGACCTAAGGTCTGTTGTGCCTGTGAGAAGCCCTGCCCTTGGAGTAGGTTAGCCAAGCCAGAGACCTGGTTGAACCGGTTCGTTGCTCCACTCAGGAGTTGATCCTGTAGACCAGCTAGGCCTGAGCCTGTGCCGGCGAGGGTTTGACCTAAGCCTAGCTGTGCTTGTTGTGCATTCCGACCTTCCTGTCCTGCCATGATCTGGCGTTGTAAGTCAGCCTGACCTAATCCTCTAGCAAAGGCTTCTGTCTGTAGAGCCCCTCCAGTCGTCCCTAAGCGCCCTGTGGCGAATAGGTTGTCTAGGTTACCAGCGATAAGCCTATCCTCTTCTGGACGTGCCTGGTCGCGGAGTAGGGATAACATTTGGTCACGTGAGGCTTCCTGTGTACCAGGTAAGGCACCGAAGGCGTTTTGTGCCTGTCCCATTACCTGCTGTTGTAAACCTTGAGCGAAGGGATTAGTGAACTGATCGGAAGCTTGTTGTCCTACTTGACCGAAGAGAGCACCCGTCCCTTGCAGGAGTTGATTCAGTGTCCCCTGACCTTGCTGACCTTGGTTAAGGAAGTTAGCGAAGGCTTGCTGTACGAACGGATCCATACCTTGAGCCTGCGCTGCTTGCTGAGCACTCCCTCCAGCGAGGCCTACCAGACCTGATCGGATACCTTCCAAATCACCAGCACTGGTGTTGATGCTACCGAGGTCACTACCCGTCAGACCACGTGTACCAGGTATCTGACGCTGCCCAGGAGGGAGTGGGTTACCTTTCCCATCATAGTGTATACCGGTGGAAGGATCATATCCAAAAGGAGTTCCTGGTTCGGATAGATTAGCCGTGGAGCTGGTAACTCCAGTAGGAGCACTCCCAGTACCACCAGGAGATCCACCAAAGGTAACACTTGCCCCACCGGGACCAAAGAAGTCTATAGGGGAGAATGCATTAAGAGCGATAGACCGCCGAATCTTAGCATCTTTCTTCGCGTCTTTGGCAGCCTTGGATCCAGAAGACATACTTAAGCCCCCTGCGATAACCGAGCCTGCTGCACCTGCTACTGCTGCCCATGCCATATTTACTTATCCTCTAAACGTAGTTGCACCTGGTGTTCCAGGGCATTTTCTGGGGGGACTACAAAATGTTCCCACAGTTTCTCTTGATCTGTCTCTTCGGTAGCGTGGATGTTTATAAACACTGTTTCCTCTAATGCTAACAAAATCTTTTTCTCTCCAGGCTCACTAATATATACCTCACCAGCTTCAAGGATATATTCCCCGTCAGACTGTTTGACTAGGACTCGTCCTTTTGCAACGATATTGATACAGGCGAAACGGTGTATCTGTCCGGTAACCCAGTGGCGGTCGGGTAGAGTGAACTTTCTAGCGTAAGCACCGTTGCAATGATAATGTTCCGTCCAGCCCTCAGTAGAGCACGTCTTACCTTCTCGTATGGCCGCAGCCTCGAGAGCAAGGAGTTGATTTGTGTGCTCACTCTTTGTCTTTACCTGTGTCTTTGGTACTTCTGCTAGAAGCATTTTTTTCTCTCCGTTCTTGCCAGCGATCATACAGTGTCCACGCACCTGCGCAGATAGCGATCACTGTGGATAGTGTTATCAGAACTTGGTTAAGGTCTGCTAACCAGGCTATCCATCCTGTAGTAGCACTTGAGGCTGCTACGGTTGCGGCTACTTCAGCCTTTTGTTGTATGAGTTGTTGCACTGCATTCCTACTGCTCATTAGATGCTTACGTAATCGGCAAAGAGTCTCCGATTCCTCCGTCTCTGTGATTTAGTTCTAAATACACTCCCTGGTATTAGGGCATTGTGGATTTGTAAAGCTTGGGTAGCGTCCACTTTGAAGTCATAGGTAAGCATTTCATACATCACAACATTTTCTATGCTTCTGTCATTTACACCACCACGACCACCTATACATGCAGACGTTGCAAAAGAATCCCACCAATAGTTGTCGTTAACTCCATCATCACCTGAGGTGTGTGTTACAGGAACGGCTACACCATCCATGTAGATAGTCGGACTAGTAGTGGTATCCGCTCCTGGTACGACTATTACACTATGCGCATTTAAGTCATTAAACCCACCAACATCTGTGTCCCAGTATTCGTCGTTCGCGCCAGAATCTTGTACCTGCCAACGGACCGTCCCATCAGCATTGCTGACGCCGAAGTGTATATATCGGCTGTCGAAGCCAAAGTAGAAACCTGCCCAAAACGTAGGGTAGTTGACCGTTCCTATTCGGCGGAACACGCACACGAACGTACCTTTATTACTTAGACCCAGACCAGCAGCCTCTAGCTGCCCTCCCCCATTGAGGAGCATCCCGTAGCCATCCCCAGCGGGATTAGCCTCATATTGGTACTCCATAGTGAAGGTATTAAATGAGCTATCCTCGACGAGGTCGGTGGCAATAGCCGCAGTACCTTCGTCACTAACTCCACCTGAAGCGTCACTAAAACGCCACCAGCGGTAAGGTCCTACCAGGAGGCCATCTGTGATCGCGTTGATTGTATCATACGGTTCTGCCATTATGCTAGTTCCATTATACTCACGTTACTGTAAGCTGTACCAGCACTGATCGTCTCTGAGGATCCTGTGGTTACCCGTACACGGACTACTTCTGTACCGTTTGGTAGGTCTAACAAACCACCACACCGAACAGTCTGTTCTGGTGTATCATTGTCGGTATCGTTGTAGAAGCGGGTACGTAGTTTAGTCGTACCATCCACCTGGATCTCGATAGTGATTGGCTGGTCATCATTGATAGCTGCGATCGTGATGCTAGATTCTATCCAGATCCGAGTTACAGCTGTGGCTGTGTATTGTCCTGTAGTTGTACTGAAGCTCCCTCGCGTTAGGCTACTGACCTCAGCTGCGTTGAATACTACCGTGGCAGCAACACCAGCAGTAAGGGCTTGGGTAGATGATCTATACCATTTACCTTCCCCTAAAGTGGATCCGACTAAGGAGTCGATTGGTACCTTGCGGTGTGCCGCTGCACTGGAGTCATAGAATACGATAACATCATTGGCTACGTCTAGAGTGGTTTCTTCTGTCAACCCACCCACATCCAGTGCGAAGGATCGAGAAGCGTCGATAGTACCCCCACCAGTAAGACCTTCCCCTGCAGTGAGGGTTATTGTGCTGTGGTCTATATTGTCGTTAGCATCATAATCACCGAGCCCAGCTAACGTCAGTAGACTATTTAGGGTAGTGATCGTGGCTTTCTTTACAGTGTTACTATCACTGATATCAGCAAAGGAGATTAAGTCTGCAGCTACCGGTGTAGCAGCAGTGAGTTCATTGTAGTCCAGGTCAACAGTACGGGAGGTGGTTAGCTCACCACCACCAGACAAACCATTGCCGGCTACAATACTTACACCAGATACACCGGTAGAGGTTATCGTAGTCCCGGAAATAGTAAGGCCTGTCCCTACGGTTAAGAAGGCAGCGGCACCTGCTGAGTCATCCCAGAAGATAAGCCTATCTGCATTAGGATCGGCTAAGGCCTGTAGGTCCTCGATAACCCCGGCATCATTCTGAGCCCAAGCGGTCAGTCGGGCAGGGGTAATCACCACGGTATTCGATACACCAGCCTGAGCTTCACCAGCGGTGGCTATGTCAGTGGAGTCGAACTTGGTGGCAATTGCCGTTTGTATGGCAGAAAACTCCTGGTCGATGTCACTCCCTTTGATTAGTTTAAGGGGGTTACCTGTGGACAGGGCGTCTTTTGCACTGTAATCATTGACTTGTGAGTAGTCAGCCATTAAGCGATCCTTCCAATCTTGGTAAAGAGTTCGAGCTGTTGTAAGGCAAACTGGCCTGTCACTGAAGTCTCAATCTTTATCCGGTAATACTGACCCACACCACGTGCGGGGACTTTAATGATCTGCAGGAATAAGCCTCCTGACCATTCTCCCAAAGCCCACTCAGCTATGTTCCATTCGGATGCTGAGGGATCATTTATAGCTCTGCTTATTGCCTGATCATTCTCACGGAAGTCGGTAGCCCACTTGTATTCGATACCGGCGTTGTTCCGTACAAATAAGATGGATCCGATTCTCTTGAGCATCTTGAGCCGGTTGCCCAGCTCTTCTCCAAGGTCCATCCAAGGGGAGGCATACTCGTAACGTATGAGGTCACCGTTGTCTGAGTCTGCTCCGTAGGTCCACACTTCTCCAGGAGAGCCGAAGAGGATATCACCGTTCTGTCTAACGCAGAAGGCTGTGGGGAATAAGTCCCAGGTGGTGCATGGGAAGATTAACTCACCTTCCTCATCTTTAAATTTGTTTCGTATATCGAAGACGTATGTGGTCTTCTGTACCGGCACACTCAATAAGTAGAAGCCTTCTTCTGGAGAGTATGCTGATCGTAGGTCTAGGTCATCCTCTAAGGCTATGTCGGTAAGGAAGTCATCTCTGACATACTTTGATACATTTGCGATAGGGTTACTCTTCTCGAAGACTACTCGACCAAGGGATTGAAGACCATTACGTGACAGGAATACTAAGTCGGTCTCACCGATAGCCTGTAGGGTCCAGTGTGACTTACAACCAGTACCTTCGATTACGTCTATAACGACGAGTTGCGTTGGAGATATGCCGAGCTGAGACCCTTGGCTGTCGTCCCAGATGACGATGTGGTTTCGGCCGAAGACGACGAACGACCCGTTGAAAGCCGCGATCGCAGTGACTTCATCCATTCCACCAGTCCAAACGTTCGACATGTCGATACTTCCTGCACCAGCACCCCCCCAGTCCGCTTCGTCCAACGTAGCAGTATACTTAATAGTCTGACCGTCAGAATCGAGAGCCCAGACACGACCAAAAGCACAGAGGCCAATGCCATTATGGGAAGTAGGAGCAGTACCACTAGACTCAGTAATAGTTGCAAATGTGGATCCCGAATAGACGATAGGTTTTTGACCATGTTGAAATCCTATAACTTTGTTGTTAAAGTTCTGGAACCACCATCGACCGTCCGCGTCGGTTACCGCTCCTGACACATCATTCCCTTCTGGATCTGACAGGGAGTTTCCTATCCCACCATTCCAGGAGACTAACATCTCTACTGTACCATCCCCTTGGAGGTACTCGTGTATTGCCTCTACGTCTGGGGAGGATGTAATTGCGGTGGTGGATGTGACACTATAGCCATTCCTTGCAGCCAGCCGGCGAGCATCATCCAGGACACAGTTTAGGGCATTGGTAGCCCACACTGGATCCAAGATGGTACCTTTCTGCTGCAGATTCAGTCCCCGTACTCCAGGGGTTACTGCATCTATAGGGAGTAGCTGCTGCGACATTATGTACGTACCAGTTCTATACTATCACCCTGCCCATCAGAGTCTCTAGAGATAGCGGCATCCAGAGAGTCACGGAAGCGTTTCTCGTTAAACAGACCACTAGCTCCTAGCTCCTCGCCACGCTCCTCAAGCGCATACCAAGTAGCTCCAACAATGAGTGGGCGGATAGGAATCTTAATTATCTCAGATAGATCGGATGGTTCAAAGCGGGGTTGGGGGATAACGAGCGTATGCTGAATAGTCCGCTCGGAAGAAGGGCGAGGCCAAACATATAACTCAAGGACATCCCCGGAGGTGTTGTCTAGCGCGAAGTAGAGGGGGTCATTCCGATTGTCAGGATCAACAGTATCTCGGTATAGGAGTTCTGCTAGGTCGATCTCGGTAAGTGGATCCGGATTGGTTGAGTCAGTGATGTCAAAAACAAGGGGGATTATCTCGCCCCTGTCTTGTTGTAAAATCCTCACTACTCGTGAGCGTTCATTAGCCTCAGTGATAGCCACACTGTTGGTGTTGGCAGCTATCGTGGAGGTGTTGGTCTGACGGAGTGCTCGCCAGTTGTGAGCATCCTCAATCTCCTCTTTGATATCCTGAACGAACGATCCCACTAGGAGTTCGTAGGTCTCAGTGATAGAGGTGGCTGCTGCTGGTACTTGCTCTTCCCCAATCTTCTCTAGGACTCGGTTAATCGCTTGGAGGTATGTCGTCGCCATTAGGGTCCTCTGATTTGAGTGCTTCTGTTGCCTTGTGTTCTAAGGTCAACAATACTTTTGCATCATCCTGGCTCTTCACCATACCATTCGCAAATGCGAACGCTACTAAAGCCAAGACGTTTCTGTAATCGTGTTCATTGAACATGTAAAATCTCTCCCAAGATATTGTGAAAGGGGTTGCCCCCTCCGCAGCTACTGCCCGTAGGCAATTCGTTAAGAGGGGGCTAGTCCTAAGGTAACCGATTAAGTAGTCGGTACTACAAACGCATTTACGCTGTCATCACGCAGAACCTTCACACCGTAGATCATGTCAGTTACGAACAGATCGGCCAGGTATTCCAGCTTGTACTGAGACTGCGAACGCACACCCAACTGCTCAACCAATACGAGAGCGTCTCGTTGGAAGAAGATGCCGGAAACGTTGTCGGCATTGCCGAGTCCGTCTTCAACAAGAGGTGTACGGTTGGTTACGTAGAATTCAACGCCATAAGCGTCCCCTACGATACCGTTTCGGATGGTGTTACCAGCACCTACTTCGCCTACGAAGGCTTGTTCAGTGAAACGAGCAGTACCCGTTAAGTCGAACTTCGCAATCGTTGGGATCACAGCATAGCGACCCGCGCTAGGCGCATCCACGTCGTCCAGGAGTTTAACCTGGGTGCGGATACCTGCATCAGAGATGTCAGTCGTACCGGCTTCATCCCAAGTCGTACCGTCACCTTCGTAGATGGTGTCGAACGTAGAAGCAGTCGTCAACGTATTCGTTGAAGACGTGTAGGTGAGGGAAGCAGAACCGGTGTTGAACGCTTCTACCAACAGGTCCGAATCCACCTGCAGAGCAATGGCATAACCACCGTCATCAGTATAGAATCGACGCAAGCTCTCGAGTGCTTGGACATCAACGATGTCTTCGATCAAACGAGCGTAGTGCTTGTGTTTGTTGATGGAAATGCTCAGACCTGCGTCCGTGCCGTGTTGGATCAGAGAAACCTGAGTCTCAGCAGCTTTATCAGAAGCTGACCCGCGAGTCGGGGTAGGGATCTTGATCGTGTCGCCCTTCTTACCACGGTGGTTCAGTTTGCGAACGAGGTTTGCCATAACAAGATTGCTCTTGTATGCAGCAATAACTTCGTCGGACCAAAGCTCCGGGATAAAGTTGGGCACCTCGGTGGAGATGATATGGTTTGTACCAAGTGCCATTATTTAATATCCTTGAAATTAAGGGTTTGAAAAGTTAGTCATCAACCCGCTTCTCTGCATACGCTCGGAGGATTTCCGCGCTACGTGCAGCATACTCGTCAGGATTACGCATCTTTAATTCTACCAACTTACGTCGGGAGAAACGTTTCCCCGTATTCACGGTTGTGCCTGTGGATGAACTCTCTGTACCAGCAGCTTTAGCCGCGGCAAGTTCGTTCTGCTTGTTGGAATCCTGAGAAGGTGATTGTTGAACACCACCTTTGAATTCCGTGAGAAGGTCATCTAAAGCTTCGACATCCTGGTTCTGGACAGCGGCCTGTGCGATCCGAGTTCTGTAACTCTTCTCTTGCAGCCATGACTGGAACTGAGGACTATTAGCCACATCTGCAGCGTCTGGGTGACGCTCTTGTATGGAGTTGGTCGTAACTTGTCCTTCTAGACGGTCTAGACGCGCCTGCATTTGAGCGTATGTCTCATCTGCTCCACGACGATGTTCGTAGTAGCGGTCCAGGACCTCCTCTGGGTTGCTCAGCAATTCAGTCGGATCGATCTCAAATCGGCTGGACTGTTCTGCGTTCCCCAGGTCGGCTACTCGTTTCTCTTCCAGTGATAGAAAGCGATCCGTCATGCTCCGATAATCACCGAGTTCGTTCCGCATTCGACCCAATTCCGATTCAAGGTTTTGGTATGCGTGTGCGATCTCTTCTGCAGATTTATCTTTGAACTTATCCGGGATGGATCGAGCGTTCTGCTGCTCTTCCTGGGGTTTCTGATTCTCTGCTTCGGATTCCTGATTAAGGTCCACTTGTACATCGACCGGTTGGTCAACTAAAATACCCATTGATGCTCCTTTTTCCCGTCTTGTTCAAAGATTAAGGGAATTTGAGTGTGTTGATTGAAGGGGGTTTACGAGTCCTGCTGATTGTTGTAATGCTGGCTGCGCCCGGATGCACCGGGAGCTGGGCCATAATCACCGTGGTCAGCGTAGGTCTTTTCTTCCTTAGCCTTCTGCTTTTTATGCATCGTATCGAAACGAGCTATCGCTTCGGGTGATGCGGATTCGCCCATAGCTAGACTGGACCAATGTGGTTTTGCAGTCTGTAGTATGACGCGGTGAGAGACTCCGTGACACTCAGAGCAGATGGACATTCTGTCTTCTACTCTACAATAGTGCTCTTCGACGGAGCCACATTCTTCGCAACGAAAGTCATGGAGTATCATGTTAGAGCCCTAGATTTACAGAGATCTCATCGAACTCTTGATCCAGGGTTGGATCTTCAGCTACTTCTACATTCTCTTCCGCAGTTTGAGTCAGTCTTGCTGCCAGGATCTCCTCGAGATTAAGCACTAGGTTTAGTGCGTCTCTTGATCCCCGGGCATATACATACTGATCCCAGTTGTTCGCATTCTCGATAATTGCTGCAACGCTCTCTGCGTTCCCAGTCAAGAATCGGACTAGGAGGTCGTAACCTCGGGAGGCTAAAAGCTCTTCCCATATCTCTAGTTCTTGTTTGTCTTCCGGCGTAAGCGCCGCAAGTATGTCTTGTGATAAATCCATCAGTCTCTCCCTAATGTATTTTAATTAGTGCCTTGTTTAGCTTTTTGGGCTACCTGCCTACGTTGTAGCTCAAGGCGCTCTCGGTTGATGTCATTTTGTTCTGCATTGTTCTGAACCTCAGCCTGAGCAACACCCAGCTTCCCGACTTCTACGTTGGTACGTATTTCCTCGGTCGTAGCTTTGCGTTCTTGGACCACTGCCCGGGCCAGTAACTCTCGAATCTCAGCCAGAATCTTCTGATTCTCGACCGTGATACTCTCAAGTTCCAGACCTTTGATCTTCTGTTCCATCTCAGCAAGTCGTTGCTGTGATTCTTGCTCTTGGGCTTGTTGCTGCTCGAGACGTTCTTTGTCGGACTCAAGTGCAGCCATGATAGCAGCTTTGTTAATCACAGAAGACATCTCAACGAATCCTTGTGCAGCGGTCAGTTTAGCACCGACTGCATGCTCAGGAAGCATCCCGATTAACTGTGTGATATTGAGCTGCTCGATCTCTCGTGCTATAATACCCAGCTGACCTTTTACGATAAACTTGGTATCTTCCCAAGGGTATCGGCTAGGGGTAAACTGCAGGTACCGTAGTGCCATGCATTTGATTAGGGGGAGAATGAGGTTGCGTTCGATGTTGTTGACACTGCGCTTACTTCGTTTAACGAAGGCACCTAGCATCATGCTACCACTGTTGGCTGCATTCCCACCGGACTGTGTGTTACCCCGTAAGGTGGTGGCTGTATCGAAGGCACCGGTACCCATCTGTACCATCTGAGTCAATTCCCCAGTATGGTTGAAGGTGTTCGGATCTACCTGACCGATACCCACCGGCTGGAGGATCTCTGACGGAGGACCATTGGTCAACCATACTTTGCCGGGCTTGATCTCTGGTTTGAATCCACGTGGTATCCGACCTGAGTCCATCCCGAGCATGGGAGCGGATACGAAACCTAGCGCATCCATTCGAGCCCTCATCTCACCATCAAGAGCTTTCTGTGGGTTGTAGCCCTTCTCAGAAACACCACGTCCCCAGAAGTGGCCTGGAACCTTCTCCCAAGGGAATGCGATCACTGATCGATCAACCTTGACAAAAGGGTTAGCCATTGCCCGAAGCAGGATGCTCTCATTACCGATTGTGACGATAGCCTCTACTAGGGGTCCTTCATCACCATCAGCCTCATAGTCCTCAGCGAGTAGCTGATCTACCAGGTTATCGGATCCACCATTCGCCTCCTCGAGGAGGAAGAGAGGTACCTTTCCGTGGTACTCTAGGATATGCATTGCATCTGTGTCGGAGTCATTGACGGTAACTGCTTCTGCGAAGTCAGCTTCGTCTCCTGTCCGCGGAGATGTGATTGCTAGGATATAGCCCAATGCGTCCTGTCTGTAAGTTCCTTGACGGATCTTCTCCAACGTACCGACCACCGGTTTGTTCCGGTACTCAATACCACACCCCAACATTCCAGCTATTGAAGTAGCTGCAGGGTCTGGGATGAATTGGTCTGGACGTACTGACTCAGGGGTTACGATAACAGTCTCGTTATCCTCGCCGACCAATCGACCTTCGTCATTGCGCTTTATGACCTTCTCGTTGTATGTATCAACGTTGATCTTTACGATTCCGGTGCCGAAAAGGGCGGCATTGGTGATAGCTTCGCTTAGGACGGACTTGGTGTCTACCAGCTCCATATCCTCACGCAGCTGATCACGCATCAGCAGTGCATCGACTTTCTCCTCATCCTGGATATCATCGACCACATCAAACCAGACTTCTCGTGAAAGGAGTGTTTCTTCCACTTCCGCCACTGAAGTCTCTACTGCTTGAGCTAGAGCGGGGGCAATAAGCCGTGACCGCTCTGAGCTACGATTCTTATCTTGTGCGGCCCAATAGCCGCGCCACATACGCCAATATTCAGCCCATCGAGCTGCTTCAGGAAGGCGGTTGCGGTAATCACGCCAAGGACCTACCCTACCAATAACCCAGGAGGTCAGCCGGTTGCCAGGAACATTCTCTGCTCCCTTACCACCGGAATCAATCTCTCGCGGATTGTCTACGAGTATTTCAATGCCCATTTAATATCCTGCCTGCGGAGAGCAACCTTTCACGCGGTTGTCTTTTCGTGTTAGTATCTGAAGATTGCTGGTGCAGTGTAGTCCGCCTAAGGCAATCGGTGTCATGTGATCTACTTCAAACTCCTCCTCTCCGAGAGAAGCTAGTAGGTATATCAGGGAGAAGTCTTCTGCAGAGCAGCACCCGCATAATTGGTCTCGGACTCTCGCTCTACGTATTGCCGCGTTGCGGCGGGTAGTCAGGGGACTATTCTTATCTGTCCTTGGGTTTTTGGCTCTATAGGAGTTGAGGTACTCCTTCTTACAGGCTTTGCAGCTGTTGATGTGTCCATCGGCCATTTTAGAGTGTTTTCTAAACTCTGTGTGAGGCTTCTCTACCCCACAATCTTTGCATACCTTCATCAGTACCCACTTACTAAGTCTTGAGGTTCCCATAGATCTTCGAAATCATCCATGTCAGCCCATACTGTTGATGCTAATTGGTCCACGTAAGCGACTGCATCAGGACCATCATCATGTGACAAAGGGTCACCGAGGTCTGAGCACTGGTCAAGGAACCACTGATTCCACGGTCCCTCTACAAGCTTGACCATCCCTCTCTGAGCCCTACCTTGTAGTGCCCAAACTATTCGATCTAACTTCTTCTGGTTACCGTGCTTTAAGTCATGTGGGGTAATGAACCGGTTAAGCCGGCGCATCTCATCTTCAAGATACGGGAGGACAGCGTTCTTAAGCGCCCCTTGTTCAATACCTAAGGTACATCCCGGGTGTTGTGAGCAGGTGCGAACGATACGTAGGGCTACTTCCCTTACGTCCCAATGACCGTGCTCTATGTTCAGCACGTACCATCCTTCTGGTCCTACCCATGTAACAGCAATAACGGTCTCATCAGACCGCGGCTTGTGTTTACCATCCGACTTCGCATATCCAGCTAAGTCTACGGTGACTACAACATTACCTTGTGGGAGTTTCTTGTCTTTTACGATCTCAAACCACTCGGGTTTAAGATGTTTTCCGGATCCTGATACGAAGCTGGCTTCCAGCTCCTGCCGGATGTGGTCTCTTGATCCACCTCGGCCGGCGAGTACCCTCTTGAGCTCGTTGCGAGCCAGGAGTGGGTTGTCTACGGACTTAAAGTGGAAAGCTTCCCACTCATCCCATGGACTATCCATCCCCATCTCAACTGGATCCCAGTTAGGAGGGGTAGGCTTGTCGATCGCACCCATAAAGAGTTTGTAAAAGTGGTTTTTCCCCTTCGGCGTACCGATGAAGAGTGCATCTCCTTCTACATCCATCAAGGCAGGTTCTATGATCTCTTCCCAGACCATTTCCTTCATATCCGCGTACTCATCGAGTACAACGTATGAATAACCCTCACCACGTAGAGAATCTGGGTTATCCGCCCCTTTGATGAATATTTGTCTACCCGAGATTAGCTCGATCCACCCATCATTTACGTTTTCACGTTTGATGAACCCTCCCTGCTTCTGGTACCCGAGTAGAGTACGCAATTTAGGCCACATCACACGACGGGCCTGGTCAGCAGTGGGGGCTACATAGTAGACCTTGTTTTCTGGGGTTAGTTTGTACCCTTTGTGGGTGTTTTGGAGGGCTGCAAGCCCGAGCATGGCAGCTGCGAAATGCGACTTTCCAAAACGTCTTCCCGCTGCAACCACCTTAAAGCGAGCCTTACTATTGTAAATAGAGACTTGCCCGGGGTGCAGGGATACGTCAAGCTCCATTACCTACGGGTAATGCCCATCGCTTTATCAGCAGCGGCTCGAGCGGCCGCGGCCGCATCTTGGCGACTAGAGATAGCACGTGATGCTTTCCCCGCTTGCCCACCAACATAACGCGAAGATGCTTGACGAGCATTCGCATTATTGAGCTTTCGCTTAGCACTATCGGTCATCTCGACCGGTTTGTGCTCTGATCCATCAACTTTCTTAACCATTAAGTACGTCCCTTACCTCGGCTAGTACTTTGGTTGTCGGATTGACCAGACTTACCCTGAAAAGACGGGGGCTTATGTAAGCGGTGCTTGGTCGGGCCTTTACCGGAGATGTTTCCACCACCAGATTGAATTCCAGAGCCACTAGCGTCCGGAGTTTGGTTTGATTGATTAGCCATTTGTATCCTCATGGTCTATGATTTCGGCCTCTTCTATCTCTAGATCGGAGGTCGATAGGTTTTTGATCCGAATAATAATTTCGGGATTATCCTCTCCAGCATCTGATTCGGTCTTAGCGTTCGAAACGAACTTGTCAAAAATCAGTTTTGCCGCCTGCACATTCCCTTCGAGAGCCTCTGCAGCCATACTTGCGAAGATAGCCTTGATCGTTTCAGGATCTACAGCTTCTCGTAAGGCTAGCTCAGCCTGCTCTTTCAGCTCAGTGATGCGGTTCTTAGCGCCCTTAGGACGACCTTTGGGGTTACCAGAAACCCCCTTGACGAATTGTCCTGAGGAAGATCGGATCACCTCCTTATTTGTATTGTCTTTCACAGCCTCTCCCAAAGCTTGCGTAGCCAGCGCCAGAAGCGAATTAAGAGGCCTCTAATACCGGGGGGAGCGGGGCTACTCCGTCTGTAACGGTAAAACCCACCGTATTTGACAGGGCACTCTCATCACCATCGATATCTATAGCAGTCAGCGCGATAACATTGCGCCCATCCGGGAAATTATCTAATGGAGCCTCGTATTGATTCTCCCCAACCAAGGTACCGACAACAATATAGAAAAAATCAGTCTCTTTAGAGATATTCTCGTTGTCAGAACGGTACAGATTGTAGTTTAAGGGTCCGTTTACCGGAGTCCCATCGACATTCTCAGTAGGTGCGGTCCAGCGTACTGTCCCTGGGTTCACACCCTTTTCAATATTAGCCACTATTTTCTCCTTGAGAAGATGTTACGTATCCTACGTCCGATAGCCCCTAACTTGTAGGATCCTAACGGTTTACCGACCCTAAAGGCGGTTTTATCCTTGATTCTTGCGTGGTAGAACTTACCTTTCGACCTAGCAGTGAGGAAATCGAGCGAAAGCTCCTTTGGAATACCACCCCATACGTATTCTGGGTACTGTTTACGCTTATTGAACTCTATATGCAGCTCTTGCGTAATTGTATTGTAACCAATCCGGCGTATTGCCTCACTATTGGTTATGTCTGTGTACAGGAGTGGCATGTTAGGCAGGCTTCCTTGCCGCAGTCAAATGTTTTGACATTGATCGTGCGTGGATCCAGTGACGAGAACTCAGCGATCGGCATTCAGCACGAAGCCCTCTTGATCAAGTGCTTGTGCTGCCTTACGCAGCCTGGCTGTTGGCGCAGGCTTCCTCGCCCGACTGAGAAGAGCCTTAATGACTTCGTCGTCGATAAGGTCTTCAAAAAGAATTTCCGGTAGGCCTATTGCACCTTCCGGGAGGGGTAGATCATCAATTGCTCGACCTGAGGAAAGAATCGTCGTCTTCGAGCGGGTCTTGGATAAGGCTTCCATCTCCAGTCGATTCACATGCCTCAAGATTGGTGCGTTCGAGGATCTCGTTGACTTGTTCCAGAATTCTTTGCTGGACGACTCTTCGCTGTCGCTCACGTCTACGATCTGCGGACGTTTTTCCCATGAGGGATGTTCTTTTGGTAATCGTTGTTCTCAGAGTCACGTCCACTACGGAATGCGTCGGACTTCCGATCTGTAGCAGAGCTATTCCCACCAGAAGCGTTACCACCTCCAGACTGGTTCATGTGATCTGTTGACTGTCCTTTTCGGGATGCCATAGTTAGTTTCCTTTGGGGTTGGGATCTCTCGGGGGTTTTAACCCGGAGATCAAGTTCGCATGTGCGTTTAGTATGGGGAGTTGGGAAGTGCAGGTAATGATCGATAAGTACCGACATATGTGGAGTCAATGTCCCCTTTGCGGGGACTTGGAGTACATTCGGTACATGAGGTACCTCCAGGAACTCCAGACAGACTTATCCTATAAATTTAAGTAATACGTATTTGTGAAACAAATACAAAACCCGAAGGGTGAAACTTAAGCGTAAGCGTAACCGTTCGTTATATCATAGATACAACTCACTTTACATACACTGAATATTACTATTATCGGAAAAACAGAACACTTGTCAACCCCTAAAAGTGAAACTTTTTTGTAACAAAGTGTTACAGACTGAAACATATTGAAATAAATACCTACTTCTAACACCTAGAAGTTATCCAGTTTTTCTCCACTTTGGGTTACGAAAAACAGGATTCCATATATTTACTCTATTTTTTGTATACAAATCAACTACTTAACCCCCAACCTAAGAAAGTCTACTCCCCTGTAATTATCTTATTCTGCCTGACCAGAATTAGGTTCATATGTCGATCGAATTGTATAGCCTGACTTGACTTTTTCATTTCTCGTTCCCTAGTGCTGCTACCGCAGAAAAAACCGCCTGGGTATAAGGGATGCCCCTCCTTAGAACAAAATGATCTAAGAAATTTCTTGACATGGGGAAGAGACTGTGGCTCAACTGTTCTGCAATAGCGCGGTTGCACATCAACTAGTATCTGTGTTTCACGTGGAACATATCCGCAACTGTTGGGTTGCACATTGAATGTAAGTAGAATGTAGGGGGGAAGAGGGGGGTAGGGGGGATATACCTTTTAGTTATAAGCTTATAACAACACGGTATTAGACATCCTCAACAAAAGGCGTATAATGATTACATCAGCTCGGGGATTACACCTCGACTCGGTAAGCACGGTAGGCCTCGCGGTCAGATCCACATAGCCAGAGTAGCAGTTGATCAGGGTCCCTCGAACGTAGCACAAATCGAGGTCTGGCGAGTAGGTCACCTTAGGATTACAGAGTTTATCCGAAGTGGCACATAGGATGAAAGCCGGGGGTTAAAATAATAGCGTGTTGGTAGGTAGAACTACCAGTTGGATATAAGGATACATCCAATTCTGCCGGGCATCGCTGAGCATGTTGTCCCTAGTCTTCACTTAGGAGCGTAAGCTTCCAGTGTGTGAGGATCCTAGCGATTTAGTGATTCAACGGTGAAGATTCATATCATATCTCTCCAAAAACCTACTGATGACTCGAGAGAGAACGGCTAGCAATAGCTGTTGATGCCGTGGTTGGCATCGAAACAAACGCAGCAATGCGGGGATGGAGTGGTTGGGATGCTTTCTAAGTATGCCGATCAGACCATCCCAAAATTGTATAGGTAACCATTGAGAATGATATTATGACTACACAATTACACACCAAAGTGGATCTATTTGCCGGCACTCAGTACGAGGGCTTGACATACAACCAGATCCGTAGGATGCTTACACCTGCTCAGGTTCGAGTGCTACAGCAATTGAATAAGCGAGGAAAAAAGATCGCATCTCACCAGAATGCAATGCAACGTGTAATCCAGTCCTATCGGTAGATAGGTCTGTTTAGGTAAACCAGGAGACTAAATATGACTATTAAGACTACTAAAATCGAAGTGAAAAGGTTTGAAGCCCAGCAAATTTGCAGCGCACTATTTGACCGTGCTCGCCAATCAATTGAGGAAGAAAACTTCCATAATTGCGCTGAAGAGCTCGAGATCGCAGCAAAATTTGTCCGGGCAATCAATCCTTCCTATCGCAAGACATACCGAGATGCGATAGATATCATATACTTCCAGAGAGCTTGCAGAATGGAGGATATAGACTACGTAGAGCCTTAGGGCTCTCGTTTAGGATAACCAAGGAGATATATATGAATATTGTACGAGAAACAGAAGCGGATTTTTCACTTGACAGCTTCGAGATTGAGCATTTACGGGAAAATCTGCCGGTGATCGGCGTATGTGAGCTGACAGACTTCGAAGCCTTTCACTTAGGCTTGATCGATGAAGATCTACTGTTCAGGCTACGTACTGAACTCCTCTAGGGAGTTCGGTTTAGGAATAACCACGGAGATTGATATGAAAGAGACACAACAATGGGAACAGCTTCAAGATACCCTTAATGGGGAGCAGAATTTCTGTATAATCGAGGAGCGAAAAGCGCCGATATTGTATGCGGTACTGCTACAGATCAAAAAGATCGATGGCATACCTGTTACACATCGGAATGGGAAGGAAGGTCCCGAGGTTATTGTTGGTAATGGGTACTATGTCCAGAAATACCTGGAACTGCTATCCGATAGACCAAAATATACCAGAGCTGACTTCCAAGTCCAGATGGGACTTTTACTAGGCTACTCGTTTGAAGATTGTGTGGAGTTTGCAAAGAATCCACCCGATTGTGATTGCGAGAAATGCGGAGGTCCTAACGATCGCATTGAGCTTGGTCCAGTAGAGTATGAAGGTACAAGACCATACCAAAAGGCCACCTACCAAGGTGCCGCATATGGGACCTTATATCACCCGGATCCTGAGCTGATAAAGCACAGTCCAGGGATACAAAATTGGTCAAAACCCTAGTGTTTTAGCCCTCTAACGGGGGCGTTTAGGTAACCAAGGAGATAGATATGTACCAGAAAGAAATGCGGAAAATCCAAGCCGGGTTTGCTGCTCAACCAGGTGAGACACTAGAACAAACAGTTAGGTTTGTACTCGCCACCATCCAACAACAATTTTCTACTGTGGAGGACATTCTCCATACATGGGCGTTGCAGGGTGAAATGGCTCCCACTATGTGGGGCGCTAAGAGAAAGGGTGTTCGCTATATTGAGAAGCATTCCCAGGAATTGGCCGCTAAATTGAAGGGGTGCGACACTGTGGAAGCAGTGGATACACTCTTGACAGTCCCCGGGCTGAACACGGTAAAGGCAAGCTTTGTTGCCCAGTGTCTCGGCTTTGGTGTTGGGTGTATAGATACCCACAATGCGAGGATCCATGGCGTAAACGTCAAATCCTACGCGGTTACTAAGAACTTGACAGCGAAGACTAGACTTGCTAAAATCAAGTCTTACATTGCATTATGTCAAGGACTAGGAGGATCCGCGGTGTTGTGGGACTCATGGTGCGAGCTTATCGCCGATAAGCAGAGCGCACACTTCGATGACGCGGAGGCTGTGAGTGCATACCATTCACACTGCATACTAAAGCATGTAAAACATGATCCTGCCAGATGGTAGGATCGTCTAGGATAACCAAGGAGAATGATATGAAACTGACCGCAGAAAACCTTCGCAATATGCAAAGCAACCTGTTTACCATCGATGACGATCTAGGGGAGACTATCAAACGTATCCCTAATGAATACGCCTATGTGGTGTTCATTGCTGCAAATACTGTCCTCGAGTCCTTAGCCGTGATGGTTGAGGAGGCAGAAGAGGAAGAGCTGACAGCTTTCGAGCTTCGAGAGCTGGAAGCCCAAGAGAAGGGAGGTGGAGAATGAGCCACGATGACGACAATGTCCCTTTCTGGGACGCGGTGTTGATGGTCACTAGTAGTTATGTTAGTGTGATCATTGTTGTGCTGTTTACAGCATGGTTACTAGGGCAGCTTTAAGCTGTCCGTCTAGGAATAAACCAGGAGATTGATATGACCGAAAATGACCAAAGACTGTATGGAACCATAATCGACACCCTCGACGATAACCAGATCCTTGATCTAGTGCTTGTCATGGGAGTTATGCCGTGGTATAGTGGTATCCCTCACAGTGTATATGTGAGTCTAAAAGAGTTCCTTGCCGACCAGGGACTAGATACCACCAAGTACGTGGTGAAAGCCTCTGTAGATTGGGAGGAAGTTGAAGCCGCTCGACCCGAAGATGGTAGTCCATGGGTAACCGTGGAAGCAGCTGATATTAGCGTAGAAGTCGAATAGACTACACCGCGGAGAATTCCACTCCGTGGGCTACCTACATCCTAAGCATGATGTAAAACTGCTGTATAGATAACCAGGAGAAATGATATGACTAAGTTAACACGCGAATTGATCGAAAAAGAATACGCTAGAATTGAGGAAAAGAAGCGTAATCTCGAGGTCTTCGAGCCTCGTCCGATCCAAGCACAGTACGATGCTTTGTTCCAAGCCTTATATGACGTGGATCCGAACATCAACATTAAGGCCAATAGTAACGACGGTGAGTTCGATATCCGCTTCGCTGGAGACAGTGGGGTGTACCGGTGGGTATACTCAACTTTACGTGAGCATGGCTGGGAGCCAGAAGATCGTATCTCCGATGATACGCGGAACTACTTCACTACGTGGTACAGAAAAGAGGGCCTTCCATCTTTGTATGTAACCTTCTCGAGCACCGTATGCCAGCGTGTCCAGGTAGGAACCCGGACGGTAGAAGAGCCAATCTATGAGCTTGTGTGTGAGTAGTTAACCTGGGCTCCGGCCCAGTTTAGGAATAACCAAGGAGAATGATATGGAAAGTAACCAAAACGAAAACCTTTTGTATGCAATTAAGCAGATTGCGGCCCAGTTCTCTGGTGAGCGTAGGTTCACTGGGAGCGTAGAGTTCACTGTAGATCTGCGTCTCATAATCAACGCCCAGGACATCGAGGAGGAAAGCAATTGAGCGATTTTGTAGCAGCCTTTTTTATGATGATCTTTCTGTGTGCAGGCTTGCTAGTCTTATGGCTAGCGAGTATACTGAACTCAGTGACCCTCGTATTTATAGGCCTAGCCATCATAGCAATCAGCACAAAAGGAGCTAAGGGATAGGGGCGAAAGCCCCCGTCTAGGAATAACCAGGAGATAGATATGAAAGAGCAGTTAACAAATAAAGAGATCGTTAATTGGCTGGTATCAAATGATATTGGCCTGAGCGATGTGATCGACGCAGTGATTGACGTAAATGGGATCATTGGTGTAGGATTGATAACCCTCGCAGAGGGATTGTCGCAGTATGTCCAGGACCAGATAACACCACAAGGAGATTAAGATGGGTGGTCACTTGTATTGGAGCTGTGCCGTATGGGTTGTACAGTACGGTGGGTTCACACAATATCAGTTGGATGTTGCCACTACGTGGGCACTCCAGATCCTTTCTGAGGAGGCGTAGATGAAGACGCTACTGGTAGTGCTGTGTGCGTTTAATACGCACTGTGAGCACGAGTGGGAAGCGGTGTATGCCGCGGATAACTTAAGGGAGTGCAGAGCACAAGGGAAGGCTCAATTCCCTGAATACGAGCGCCTATGGCTCTGCGTGAAAGATATTCAAGTTAAAGATGAATGGAGCGAGTTCGAATGAATGATATAGTACACATCACACAGATGATATCCCTATGTGGGCAACGATTGGACCGTATCCAATCAGACGAGCAGCGGGTACGGATCCTACAGGAGCTGGATGACCTTCTCTTCGAAGCAGAAGGGTATCTCAAGGATGAACTTTACCACTACGAGGAGACCATCGACGGTCAGCACGGCTCACCTTTCTAGGTACCCATATAGGGAACCTTCGTACCCGAAAAGGGTACGTCTAGATAACCTTGGAGAATGATATGACAGAACTGAGTAGTTTTCAGCTCTACAGCATTGACCTAGATGCCGCGGAGATTGAACACAAGACCAAACACCAGCTCGCCGGCTTACATGCTGAAGCCTTGAAGGGAAACCAGAAGGCGTGGCATGATCTTTGGTTGTACGGGACCAAACTGGTCCTGAAGATATGCAACAAGCTCTCGTCTATGGACTTACTCCGTTGTGAGTACGAAGAGGCTGTAGCTGAGGGGAATGCTGCGATCGGAGAGGCACTGACCCGGTGGAACCCTAAGAAGTCCAGCTTCGGTACCTGGGTATGGATCCGGGTTCGAGGTGCAATCCTCGATGAGTCGAAGAAGTGGTCTCCTGAACCAGGTGTAGTCCCTGCCGAGGTGACTCTATCAGATGACCAGGAGCATGGTGATGACGAGTACAACAATTCTCTCTATGATCTGGCTGACGAGGAATATCTGGGTGAAGATCCTGCTCTGGATCTCGATAAAGCCCGGTTGAGAAGAGTCCTTCCAGCACTACCTGAGAGGGAGTTGAAGTACGTAACCCTGTACTACTTTGAGGACCAGACTCTCAATGAGATAGCCGATCTGGAGGGTATTAGCCGGAATATGGTACACAAGATTCTTAAGCGAGCTGAGGCTCGTTTAGGTGAATTGTTATTGGGGGGGTTAACAATCTCCGCGTTCGAGCGATAATAGTAATATTAGTATTAGTATAAGTGTAATTAGTAGTTTAGGGATGCCCCAAAGCATCCCATAATTATAAGTAATTACATAAAGTTTAGGAGATATAGATATGTCTGATAGACATGAATTGTTTGAAGAACTGGAAGCCTTTCACCCTTTGTGGTTCAAGGTATACCATAATCTAGAAGAGGCTGTTGAAGCAGCCTCAATAGAGACTCCATACATCATCGACTTATGGGAAGACTACCTACTGACAACGGAACGTATCGTAGATGGAGTCCCAGACATCAAGAAGTACATCGAGGAGTGTCAAGAAGCGGAGCAGAATGCTCCTGAGTTTCAGAGAGCTGTATCGACTATCCGGTATGTTAACCGGATCGATGATAACAAGTTCTACTTCTCGGAGTAGAGGATATTTGTTTATGAGTAAACATGCTGTAAAGTTATTAGCGCAAGGACTGTCAATAGGGGAGGATACCGGATTTGTAGAGTGTCCATTCTGTATGGCTGCACATGAAGAGAAATTCAGTGTTACCCGTACGGTAACCGGACTACTGTATAACTGCTTCCGAGCATCATGTGGCGCTTCTGGGTTTATCCCTACCGGATACTGGGATGACGGACCAGCCGCAAGGACCACACCGAAGCCTAAGAACAGACCTTACATAAACGCCCTCTACCTACTGACAGATATGGATACTACGTTCTTTAAGGAAGAATGGGGTGTAGATCCCATAGACTTCAAGGTAACATCAAAAGATGAGTATGCCTTACCTATCCTACATCCTGTAGGGTTCCCCCGGGGATGGGTAATACGGCAACCGGTTTGGAAAGGGGTAACCTCCTGCCCAAGAAAGGGAGTCCCGAATAAACCAAAGGCGCTGAACTATAAAGATCGGCATGACCACAGTCGTCTATCCTGGTCACCATGGAGCAGGGTCGTTAACCCTCACCAGGTAGTGGTAGTAGAGGATATAATCTCTGCCTGGAAGATAGGGCAGTGTTATCGGGATGCTCGTGGTGTCGCCCTCAACGGAGCTAAGATGGGGTATCCTGAGGCAGCTGAGATTGCGAAGGAGAACCCTACTTGCGTCACGATATGGTTAGACCCTGATGTAACAAACCAGGCGTACAAGATCCTCCACAGGTGGGGATTGAGTTTCAACTATTGCCGGGTAGTGACCAGTGATGCAGATCCAAAGGATATGACCCCAAAGCAAATAGAGGAGATATTACATGTGGAGTGGTAAACTATTTGTATCAAAAAAACAGAAGAGAAAGGAGTTGGAAAGTAGACTAGGTCCGAGAGAGTTTATATCGTGGTCGATCGATCGTGGATATGGGTCTTGGTATCAAGACATATACAGTATCCCAGTCCTATGGGGTGATCTATGTCATGATGACGAGCCACGTTTTCTGACTAGACGAACAGCAAACTTCTACCCCCCCATCAATGCGTAAGGAGGATATTGGATGTTAGATGGTAAGGTGATCGAGGCTGTACTACAGTCTCGGGATGCCTACGAGAAGGTGCGGCAGCACATAGACATAGAGGAGCTTTCGCTCCAGGGACAGACGTGGTTCCCGTTAATCAAAGGGTGGTACGAAGGAGACCCTAAGGCACGTAGTGTGGATCGATCGATCCTGTTAGAGAAGGGGAAGAGAGAACTTCCCGAGGCACATATAGATACCCTGGTTGGGTGGTTAAACGACCTCCCTGAGGTTGACTCTCCGACCAACGTAGTCAAAGACTTACTGGAGTTGAAGAGATACCAGAAAGGGAATGCATTAAGCCAAGCGATACAAGCGAGACAAAATGACAAGATTGATACTCTCCTTACCGAGTACAGTGAGCTTAGAAACGCAACTTCACTCGGTACTTCGGAAATCCATTGGACCATGGACGACGAGGACATGGATTCCTTGCTCGATAAAAGAAACCTTATCAAGGTTGGACCTTCCCGCCTCAACGATAAGTTACTGGGTGGAGTCATACCAGGGACATCCATCCTCATCTTCGGAAGACCTGAAGCTGGTAAGACTCTCTTCACAGTCAACATGGTTGCAGGATTCCTTAAATACGGACATCGGGTCCTGTACATTGGAAATGAGGAAGGTACCTACAGAACCAGGAAGCGAATCGTCAACAATCTGGCTGACGCTGACAATGACGCTTATGAACTCGATCCCGAAGGTGTTCTTGCCAAAGCTAAGTCCAGAGGCCTTGATGAGTTATACATCCTCACCATGCATCCAGGATCCATCCCCGAGATCGAAGACATCGTCAAAGATGTTAAGCCGGCTGTGGTCGTTGTGGATCAAATACGGAACCTGGACCTACCTGGTAAGGGAGGGGATAGTATTACCTCGAAGCTGGGGGAACTCGGAACACAAATGAGGAACATGGCTGGTCGCCATAAGTTTGTATCTGTGAGTGTAACCCAGGCTGGAGATAAGACAGAAAGACATGGACAGGAGCCACCACCTTGGCTTACAATGAGCGATATTGCAGACAATCGTACAAGCTTGGCTGCACAGTTCGATGTGATCTTAGGGGTTGGGTGTACCCAGGCACTGAGAGATTCTAATACAAGAGCTATCAGTATATGTAAAAACAAGATGTCCGACCAGGAGGATTCCCATGAAGGGTTCATCGTCCAGGTTGATGTCAGAAAAAGTAAGGTGAGGTAATGAGGCTTACATTTACTTCCAAGGACCGGAAGTATTTGGAATAAGTGGTTGTGGTAGTGATTTCTATGAATACAGAGAATTAGAGAAGGAGTTAGAAAATAATGGCGGATAACACTTATTACTCGGAGTATGTGCGGGATATGTTTCACAACACTCCGACTGCAGATGATGATGCTAGGATCCTGAGTAACTTCGGGTCTCTACATGCAGCATGTGGATTAGCTGGAGAGGCAGGAGAGGTCCTGGATCTATTCAAGAAGTGGATCTTTACCCAGAAGAAGTATGATCGTGATGCATTGATCAAGGAGCTGGGTGATGTAGAGTTTTATCTGCAAGCCCTGCGGAATGAGCTGAAGATAACCCGGGACGAGATCTTGGATGCCAACATGCTAAAACTGGCTGCACGACATCCAGAAGGGTTCGAAAATTCAAATTACTATACAGGTGACAAATGAAAGCAGAAATTCCAGCAGAGTTAGTTAGTGCCTTGGTTGGGCAAGCGATTGTCTTGTGGCAAGAGGCCTATGCTACTGATCCGGATCTCCGGGATGGGTTGTATACGTACGAGCCTTATACACTGGCTGAGACCGTCTTTTGTATGGGGTATATAGCAGGGAACTTGAATATACAACCAGGTTCAGGAGAAGTCCATTGAGCGAGATTACCTTGGAACAAGCTCAGGACATCATGTCTCATGTTGTATCCCAGAAGGTTCGCTGGGGGAATATGTACGACGGAAGTGATGTCGGGGTGAGCAAGATGCTAGATGCACTTATTGTCTTGGCTAAGGAAGACACAGCTGGTGCTAGTGAGGCACGAGCCTCCCTTGCTACAGCTAACCGTCAGCTGGGGGCGGCTAAGGCCCGGGAGACTAAGGATCGTAAACAGATCGAAACCCTGAAGGCGGAAGTAGACAGCTTAACCAGATTGGTTGAGAGATTGTCTGAGAAGGGGTTAACGGATGATCAAGAAACACGATAATAGTAATATTGAGAGGAGTATTCATGGACATCCCATGGTTTGTGTCAGACCCGAGTACCGCGTATTATCATAGGGGCAACTATCTAGTACTGGACCTGGAGATCGATACGAGTTATGGGGACTTCGGTCATCCAGTACACGAGGAGAATCAGATGCTGCTCGCCTGCTGGAGTCTCGGACCCGAACACCCTGCTTTCGAGGAAGAAGGTAAGGTGTACTCCACCTGGGGGAACGAGTATCAAATGGGTACTCTTCTCAATCACTTGAAGTATGCGAAACTATTGGTGGCGCACAACGCTAAGTATGAACTAGGTTGGCTCAGTCGATGCGGTTTTGACATCGGCAGCATACTGGTCTATTGTACAAAGATAGGTGAGTATGTGTTGCGCGGCAACCTAGTCAACGTTAGTACGAGTCTGAATGACTGTTGTGTACGCCGCGGGTGGCCGGCTAAGGATCCTGTAGTCGATCACATGATGTCTAGAGATGTCAACCCGGTAGATATCCCTAGACCGTGGCTCCAGGGCAGGTGTATCCAGGATGTCCAAGTAACTGAGCGCCTGTTTAAGCATCAACTGATGCTCCTGGAGTCCACCAATAGGCTCCACCTCGTATACACCCGGTGTCTGCTGACTCCTGTCTTAGCTGACATGGAGTTTAAGGGGATGAAACTAGATGGTGATCTAGTTCGAGCAGCCCACGCTGAGGAGACCTCTAAGGCAGAGAAACTTCGCGTGGAGCTGCAGTCCTATGCAGACATAAACTGGAATAGTGATAAACAGTTCGGTGCCTTCTTGTATGAGGAGATGGGATTCGAAGAACCCAAAGACAAGAAAGGAGAGCCGATACGCACAGTAGGTGGTGCCTACAAGGTAGACATCAACACGTTGGCTAAACTCAAGGGACGAACACCGGAACAACGTAAGTTCCTGAAGGTGTACCAGGACTACACCAAGACGACATCCAGGTTATCGAAATACCTGGACTTTTATCTGACAGTCGTTGAGCACCATGGTGGTGTATTCTACGCAACATTCAACCAGACCGTGACTAAGACCCACAGACTATCTAGTAGTGGGATGACAATTGAGTTGGTCGGTATGTTGGATAATAAAGGGAAGGTTAGGTTCGGTGGGACACAGTTCCAGAACCAGCCTAACGAGTACAAGAAATTCTTTTGTGCCAAAGTGCCTGGATGGTTATTCACGGAGGAGGATGGTTCAGGTCTAGAGTTCAGGACTGCTGGGCTGGTAGGAGATGACCAGCAGATCAAGGATGACATCAACAATCCTGAATTCGATCCACATAGACGTACAGCTAGCATCATCAACAAGGTGCAGGAAGAGGACGTTACCTACGATCAGAGACGCAAGGCGAAGGCGCATACCTTCAAGCCTCTATTCGGTGGGCAGTCTGGTACTCCAGACGAGAAACGTTACTACACCTCGTTCAATGAGCGATACTCTGGGCTAGTTAAGACCCAGGAGCTGTGGTTAGCGGAGGCGCTTGCAACTAAGCGAGTGGTACTTCCTTGGGGTATGCAATTTTACTACCCCTACATTAAGATGGATAAGGGCGGATATGTTAATGAGCGGACAAAGGTGTTTAACGCACCGATACAGTCGTTCGCTACAGCTGAGATCATACCGATACAAGCGGTATACTTATGGCACTATGTGCGCCATGAGGAAGGGATAGAGCTGGTCAACACCGTCCATGATAGTGTGTTAGCTGAGGTTAGCCCAGAAGCCTTAGAGATGTACAAGGAGTGTGTATTAACCTCTTGGCAGGATGTGTACACATACCTAAAGAAAATGTACAGGTTCAGTCTAGAGGGGCTTCCCTTAGGGACTGAGATAAGTTGGGGGACTCATTGGGGAACCCATGATAATGAAGAAGCTTACAATGTCTGGGAAGACCAGATCGAAGCAGCATAAATAATATAGACGAGGAAAAGAAATGTCTTTTGAAGATATAGAAGGTACCGTAAATGAATACCAGATCAAAGGTGGTACCGGTAAGAATGGTAAGCCCTATGCTTTCCATAACGTGATCGTAGATGGTGTGATGTATCAGAATGGGTTTGACCCAATCGATCCTGCACCGAAGCAAGGGGACCTGGTGAAGATCCGGTTCACAACAGAGCAGAATGGTAAGTACACCAACCGAACCATCAAGGCCTTCAAGATTGTGGCTGGTGCTGCTGACAATCCTAATAAGGGGAATACAAAAGTACCTTCGGGGGGTGGTGACCTTGGTGCTGCTTGGGGTAACGCTAGTAATGTTGCTGCAACCGTATTCGCTGCACTGGTGGAGGCTGAGGCTATCCCACTGTCTGCGAAGGGTACGAAGGGTAACACCGCTAAGCGATTCGATGAAGCGATCGAGATCTTCGACAAGCTGCGAGTCAAGCTGTTCAAAGACAGCCAAGATATCCAGAGAGTGTTGGATCAACATGCTGACTTCGGTGAGGTAGAGACGAACGAACCTCAGCCTATCCCGGATGGCACAGTCCCGGACGAGGATGGTGATGACTTCGAGGACGACATCCCTTTCTAGCTCTGGTTGATACAGGGTATGCTGCCGGTGGGGTTGAAATCCACCAAGGTAAGGTCACACTGGCAGCTCCCATATTCAACTGGATGCTAGGCAAAGAATGGGAAGAGGTGAAGTTATGGCACAAAATAAGAAAGGTCCTACTGTGCTAGTAGATGCTGACGGGCTGCTCTATGCAGCTGCCGCGGTAGGTGAGGAGAACGTATGGGACTGTATCTTTGAGGACAGTGAGGGGAATCATACCTTCGCCTCCTTACGGTACGTGGTAGACATTAAGAAGCATGCAGAGGATCTGAATCTAACGCTAGTCGAGAAGACTGCACGGAAGATCCCTGGTGATGTGACACACTGTCTCCATGCAGCGAAGATGACCATGAAGCAGATCCAGGAGCGTTACGGTAAGCGCCTTGAGGTTTACGTGAAGGGAGATGGTACAAACTATAGGGACCAGATATCCACCCTCGTAGAGTACAAGGCAAACCGTACACAGGAGAAGCCCCTGTACCTAGAGGAGGTGCGGCAGTATATGATGACGGTGTGGAATGCTATCCCGGTTAACGGGAAAGAAGCTGACGATATGATTGCTACACGAGCGTATGAATCAAGCCAGCCATACGTCATCTGCTCACCAGATAAGGATCTTGATCAGATACCAGGACTACACTGGAACTACAGAAAGAATGTTGAGTACACGATCTCACAGTTCGAGGCTGACTTCTTCTTCTGGCAGCAATGTCTGTCTGGGGATTCTGCAGACCACATAAAAGGGTGCTGGAAGATAGGTCCGGGTATTGCAGAGAAGCTACTCCAAGAGTGGCTCCAGGATGATCCTTCGGAGAGAGACATCTGGGACAACATAGTGGAGGTGTATGCAGATAGTATGGGTCTCCCTGGATGTCCCTACGTTGGAATGCCCCCTGAGTTGGTGGCTCTAGAGAACGCACGACTGGTCTGGATGCAGACCGAAAACCTAAGACTATGGACTCCTCCAGGTGAGGATCCTGAATACCTTGAAGGAGGTTTAGATGACTAAGTTATACCTAGCCGGACCAATGCAGAACCGCCCTAAATTCAACTTCCCTTTGTTCGAAGAAGCAGCGGAGGTGCTACGAGCGAAGGGGTTTGATATCCTATCCCCTGCTGAGCTGGACCGTGAGCAAGGGGATACAGTAGCTGAGGCACTGGCTAGTGATGATGGGGATATCACAAAGCTTACCTCAACCTGGGGTGACTTCCTCAGCCGTGATGTTAAGATCGTAGCTGACGAGGTAGGTGGGATTGTATTCCTCCCAGAGTGGGAGGAGTCTAAGGGAGCGCGACTCGAAGCGTATGTTGCACTGGCTTGTGGACACGACGAGTTCTGGCACTACATCCCTGCAATCAAGACAGCTAAGGGTCTCTCACGTGAGCGTGTAGTGGAGGGTGTACGTGGAAACATATCCTAATATCATAGAAGGTCAGGTCGATAACGAGAATGTGGTTCTTGAGCTCAAGAAGTGTGTGCAACGTGAGACTGGTTTTGGTCTCTGGAGAGTAGACTTTGACTTCTTTCATGAAGAGCTAAACCAGCTAACCCAGAAGATAGAAGATCGTGTGATAAAGACACGAGTGTCTAATGCATGGGGTATCATCCATCGCCCGGGTGGTAATGAGGTACTCTCTCATACACACAACAAATGGTGGACGGGGATCTACTATCCGAAAGCACATACGGCTCCGCTACTTATCGGTGAAGAGAGGGCTGAGATCTACCCTGAGCCAGGGTTGTTTGTGGTACTAGAGCCGGGGGAGTTGCATGGGGTAGCTGCTAATGAAAGCACACTCGATAGATACTCAGTGGTGTTTACGTGGCTAGGGTAGGGAGGAAGTTTAGTGATAGAAGATGGGAAGCAGACGATGGAACAATCTGGGCCTCTAAATTCGAGCATGATGTCTATTACCGACTCGCAGGTGATGGATATCGCATCAGAAAATGCGACGAAAGTGATTCCGTTGCTTACCAATCATCCATCAAATCGAGCGTATGCCTGGAATGTGGCAGTTCTAACTGCGTACAGCTTAGGACATATACCCCTGATCTATATGTGGTGGGGGGTGGCCGGGGAATTATCCGACCGGGATCTGTTGTGGAGTGTAAGGGCAAATTTACTGGGGATAAAAGGAACCTATTCCGTCAAGTCGCGGCACAATGGGAAGGCTCTAATCTCTGTATCATCTTCCAAGGAAATCGTCTCCCCGGACTCAAGTCCAGCAGCATAGAGTGGTGCCAGAAGTTCTGTAAGGATGTACGACCCGGGCTGTGGCATGCCCAGACTAAGAAGTCTGATGCATGGGTAGAGTGGTTCCCTAAAGGAAAAGATGCATGAATGAGAAGAGAGCGAAGCGGTTAAGAAAAGCCCTACTCCCTGGTCGAGAAGATACCGGGATGAGTAGAGGGGCATTTATGAGGGGTGTAAAGGATTACACTGACACAAACGTTAAGGGGTTTGTATTAGAGTTTCCGGAGGTGGAGCCAGGTCAAGGTAGGCCTGAGTTCAGGTGGACTACCCAGACCACCCGCCTTACAGATGACTCACCCCGAGCTATGTACAAGAGATTTAAGAGGGCAGTAAATGGGCAGCACTGATTTTAACATAGGTATTACAGAGGAGGATCCCCATGGAGTTTCTCAACACGAGCCAGGTGCTAAACTTGATAAAGGAAAACCAGACGCTAGTCTGCTCCTTATGTTCGGGAAAGCTTTGGTGGCAGTATCAGAAGTCGGCACCTTCGGCGCGGCCAAATATACTCGCGGAGGCTGGCAGCATGTTCTTGCCGGGGAGGAGCGATATACAGCCGCTCTCCTGCGACATGTGTTTGAAGAAAATTACTCCAGCTACGACGATGACTCAGGTCTTCTTCATGCTGCTCACGCGGCTTGGAATGCCCTCGCACGACTCGAGCTTATGCTCAGAGAAGCAGACGGGTATGGTGTTCCACCAATACGTACAGTAGACTCGAGCTTGGAACGCTGATGGCAAATCAACGTGAGATAGATGAAGCTGTACTATATGTCAAGGAAGCCATGAGTCTGTTGCATGTCATCGATGATGAATATGCAATTGAATGCCTGGAGCAGGCCTTGGAATTCTTACTGGGAGATGGTGAATGAAGGTTCTCATATATGATGTCGAGACCGTACCAACAGAAGCCTATGTCTGGAGTGCTTGGAAGCAGAACGTGGCTCCATCTCAAGTCATTGAGCACGGCAGAGTTGTCTGCTGGGCGGCTAAGTGGCGAGGGGATAAGCAGAAAGATGTTATGTTCGGAGCGGAGTGGACTCCTGGTCAAGATAGCACCAGGTTCATTCGTGACCTACATAGTTTGATGGAAGAGGCTGATGCAGTCATCACCTACAACGGTAATAAGTTCGATGATGTAGTGATGAACACTGCCTTCGCTGGGCTGGGGTTAACTCCCCCACCACCACGTAAGTCGATCGACCTCTACCGAGTAGTGGTGAAGAACTTCCGTTTGTTCCATAACCGTATGGACTCTGTAGCAGCATGGCTAGGGATCAAAGGTAAGACCGATACCGGTGGCTTCGACTTGTGGGTTCGTGTGATGAACGAGGATCCGGCAGCGCAGAAGTTGATGGAGAAGTATAACCGGCAGGACATCAAAGTCCTTGAGGATATATACAAGCGTCTCCTCCCTTGGATACCAAACCATCCTACAGATGTATTAGGTCATGAGTGCCCGAGCTGTGGTTCACACAAGCTCCAGCGACGAGGGTACTACAAGACTAAGGTGTCTGAGTTTCAACGTTTCCAGTGCCAGGACTGTGGTAGCTGGTCACGCAAGAGACTGGCAGACAAGGGAATAATCAGACCAGAGATAGTAGCAATATAATGTTAACACCAACAGAACGAGTACAGTTACGACGACAGATCACAGCAGATACCTTGGAGATCGTAGCAGATGAGGTACATGCGATCCACACTGAGGCTAGTGTCCGGGGAGCTTCTGCTGAGTTAAGGCAGATACTTCTATCCTTATACGATAACCTATCACACAGAGCAAAGGATTATAAAGATGGCAATTGAGATGGCACAGCCGGCAGATGGTAGTGAGATACATCTGAAGGACAAGCCGATACAGAAACAAAACCTGAACCTGGATAACGACGAAGATATCCTGAAGGCTACTGACCGTAGTGGTGGGAAGTGGCGCTTTTACATGGACGGTAAGCTAATCGCAGAGAGTCCCGACCCGGGGGAAGTGAACGCTTCTATCGTAGGTCAGTGGGCTGATGCAGTGCGTAAACGTTGCAAGCGGACCCTCACTCAAGAAGACATCGATCGGAAGCTTGAGGCGAAGAAGGAGAAGCAGTCCAGTGGAGGAATTATACTCCCTGATGGAGTGGATGTTACGGATGCAGATAGCCCTGCTGATAGTGACATACAAGACGATGCCCCTGTTGGTACTCTGGACGACGATCCAGATAGCTACGTCAACAATAAGATCTCTGCAGCGGAGAAGAGAGTTAAAGCAATCAAGGTTAAGAGGATCGAAATGGAAGAACTCTACCAAGACCTAGATCGAGAGGAGACTGCTGCGGCCGCAGAGCTGGCTAAGTGGACACGGATGAAAGAGGTAATCAATGAAGATTAAGAAGACTGTGTATGCGGGGGTGGCTTTTGTCATCACCCTCATATTCTTATTTGCAGCGGAGAAGTCTTATGGCGACGACAATAGAAATAGCCACGTGGTTACTACTGGCCTTTCTGGTGGCATTATCAATTATCCTAGCGGTCGTACGCAAACGCTCGGATACATCTACAACAACCGGTGGCAAGCAGAGTACGAGCGCCTCGGAGGAGGGGATAGATGGAACAACGTCTCCTCTTTTTCCGTGGTTCGACGAGTCCCGTTTGGATCAACAGGACTTGCAGCATCTATCGGGGCTTCGTATTTCGATCGAACACTGGCTCCACGCGATAAGGCTGGGAAACCTCCCGTATCTGATCGGCTATCGTACAGACTTAGCATCGATTACACGTGGACGCTTTCGAGCATCACTAACATACGAGTTGGGTTCGTACACAATAGTACTGCGGGACGCTCAGAGCGGAACCGAGGTATTGATCGACTCAATCTCTCATTCGACTGGAGAGTCTAATGGATGAATATCAAGGATTTATACACAAGAGTAGGTACGCACGGTATCTCGATGACAAAGGAAGGAGAGAGTCTTGGGAAGAAACTGTTGACCGATACATTGATTTTTGGCGTAGCCGTTATCCAGATAACGAAGACATCCAAGGAGGTCTCAGTGAGGCGCGTGAAGCCATCCTCAATCTGGAAGTGATGCCATCGATGCGTTGTCTTATGACAGCAGGACGGGCCTTAGATCGAGACAACATAGCTGGGTACAATTGTGCCTACACCCCTGTTGATCACCCTGCAGTCTTTGCAGAGATCCTATTCATCCTACTGAATGGTACTGGGGTAGGGTTCAGTGTAGAGAGACAGGAGATAGCAAAGCTGCCTGAGGTAGCGGAGGAGTTACATGAGTCTGAAACCACCATCGTCGTTCGTGATAGCAAACTCGGTTGGGCAGAGGGTTTTAAGCAACTTGTCTCGCTCCTCTACGCTGGATCCATTCCGGGATACGATCTTAGTAAAGTACGAGCTGCTGGTGAAAGACTTAAAACATTCGGAGGTAGAAGCTCTGGACCGGCTCCTTTGCGAGCTTTGTTCGATTATACAATCGCTCTCTTCAGAGGGGCAGCTGGAAGACGACTCAATAGCCTTGAGGTACACGACCTCGTCTGCAAGATCGCCACTGTCGTTGTTGTCGGAGGTGTACGGAGGTCAGCTCTAATCTCCCTCAGCAACTTAACAGACCAGCGTATGAGACATGCGAAGGATGGTAACTTTTATGACAGCAATCCCCAAAGGACTATTAGTAACAATTCGGTTGCCTACACAGAGAAACCTGACGTTGAAATTTTCATGGACGAGATGCTTGCCCTCTATAGGAGCAAGTCTGGGGAGCGGGGGGTCTTTAACCGCGTTGCTGCAGATTACCAGGTGGACAGGACGGGACGACGAGAGACTGGACACAATTGGGGATGCAATCCTTGCTCGGAAATTATACTTCGCCCTGCTCAATTCTGTAACCTTACGGAAATCGTGGTACGGGCTGAGGACTCTCCGACTGACCTGGAAAGGAAAGCACGGATCGCTACGTTCCTGGGTACTCTACAATCCACGCTTACTGACTTCAGATTCCTAAGAAAGATATGGCAAACGAACTGCGAGGAAGAACGTTTACTTGGTGTGTCCATGACTGGTATCCTGGATCACCCCGTCTTGGGAGACGTGAAGAACGTATCGTTGCCGAATTTGTTAGGCGGTCTGAAGCAAGCCTGCATAAAGGAGAACCTGGTATGGAGCGAGATTCTAGGGATAGCCCGGAGTTCTGCAATTACATGTGTGAAGCCATCTGGAACAGTGAGTCAGCTGACGAATACCGCATCTGGGATCCATGCGAGACATGCCCCTTTCTATGTGAGGAGAGTCCGGGCGGACGTGAAGGATCCTCTAGCTCAGTGGATGATTGACCAGGGGTTCCCTTACGAGCAGGATGTGGTGTCCCCTAGTAATGTGGTATTCGAGTTCCCGATAGCATCACCAGACTCTCGTACTTCGATCGGTGCGTTAGAGCACCTGGAGTTGTGGAAGGTGTATCAGGATAATTGGTGTGACCATAAGCCTAGTGTGACTGTGAGTTACACTCCGGACGAGTTCCCCAAGATCAGTGCTTGGTTGTATGAGCACTTCAATGTAGTGAGCGGTATCAGCTTCCTACCGAAGGATGATCATGTGTACCAACAAGCCCCTTACGAGGCGATAACTGAGGTGGAGTACAAGGCTAGGGTGATGAATATGCCGAAGGTCGATTGGTCTGAGTTCACTGAGGAACAGGACCTCACTAGAGGTAGCCAGGAGCTAGCTTGCTCCGGTGATGTATGTGAAGTCGTAGATATAACTTAAGGAGATTAGGGATGGGTATTAAGGTAACGATTGCAGATGAAGACGCCGCGACTATCACGAGGGAAACACTATTAGATGCTTTGGAGTTTACTGGAGATAAGAAGACACGCAAAGCACTACTCCGCGCAGTCCGGTACTTCTCTAACAAGGCAGAATGGGATGACCTAGAGGAGGTGTTGGGTAAGGAATGGATAAGGTGGGACAAAGGGTGGTAAGAACGTTGCCCAGTTTGGTGTATCTGGGGAGTTCTAGGGACACACAAAAAAGCCCCCGTTGATGTAATCGCAGGGGGCTAGGGAGAGACGGTTAAGAACCTCAGCATTTAGAAATAAGTGCTGGGGTTTTTTTATACTAAAACCATTTGTTCACACGAGAAAATAAGAATCTTATGAATGTCCGAATAGTTCCTGGCGTTCCTGGCCCACCAGCTTGGAATTGTTGTGTACCCGAAGAAGTCCCTACACCACTGGTCGTTGCTGTGTGCCTAGTGTTTAAGGATTCCTGAGACACAGCACCTCCCGTACCAGAGATACTTTTCGTAACAGCAACACCTCGGGTAACACTAGAGGAACCCGCGGCACTATTAGTAAAGGGAGCCTTGGCTATACCCTTACCTACAGTAGATGTGCCAACACCACTGAATACTCCTGATACAAGATTGGAAACTTGCCTACCTAAGGTAGAGGTTCCGATCCCGCTGATTGCGACACTAACTAATGAGACGAGCGTAGTCCCCATAGAGACAGTACCTGTGGCTGCGTAGGAGAGTGCTCTAACAAACTGTTGTCCATAAGTGAGTGCGGGAGTACCTACTCCGGTAACAGAGAACGGAGATTTAGCCACCCCCTTAGCTACGGCATTAGTTCCGATACCACTGATCGATAGGGTCCTAAAGAACGACCCTAATTTACTGTAGGTAGATGTCCCAGAGCCTGTGATTGCTCTGGTCAATGCCACACCTTTTACAATACCTGAGCTGCCTACTCCGGTAATTGTTAGGGTCTTTGTGTATTCAGTCGCCCCGCCGCCACCCGAGTCTTTTAAAGAGAACCCCGCGATAGGTCCATCCCTTCCTGTGGCTTGGGTTATAGTGCCCGAGTCACCAGTTACAGCACTGGCGTTGATGCGATAACCATAGAATGAATCCGCTAGGCTGTCCGTATCAACCTGAGTGTACCCGGTGGGCACGCTAACAGTAGTCGGCGCGTCCGCCTGATACATCAAGAAATCAACGGAGTCAGCAGCAAAGTCAGCTGCCGGTGAGTAAACATCTAAAGATGTCGCTGGGTCTGTAACTGAACCCGTAAACGCAACATCCACCTCACCTACGTTTGCAAACTCAATTACAACCCACTCCTTGATTTGATCCGTTCCATCATTAGATAAAGTTATTAACGTATCACCAGCGGCAACCCCAAATGCCCAAGCCGCTACAACAATTCTGCCCGCATCTGATTGCTGTGATATTGACCACGTATTAGATTTATCATCTGAAATCGAATACGTGCGACCGGCAGAAGCGGATTGCCGCCCAAGCATTACCAGTGCGCTTCCAGATGTTACCCCTGTAAGAGTAAACCCCCCCTCTACTGTTTGTACCGTCCCTGTCTGAACAACCGATGGGGTTGCCATTATCTAGCGTCCACGTAGGCTTGCGCTTGTACTAACGTAATGTTTTCCATAACAACTACATGCCTATTCCACATTGATGTTGCTGGTCCTACCCTAGATTGCGAGCTGTTGTGCCTGAACAAAAACCCGTCTATCTGTAGGTCGTTTTCGTAGATAACCGGGCACTCGTCATACACCTTTATTGCCGCCCCCGCTTGTGAGTCCTGTATCCAAAGGCTTAGAGTGTCGTTGTCAAAATCAAGAAACGCCCAATAGTAAATCCAACGATCAGGCAAAATATCCAGACTTCCAACCTTCGGCTCCAGCGTATCACCAGAACCCACCGTGCCAGCCGTGACGCCTTCCGCAGAACCGTACAACCGGACATTTGGCGTTCCAACAACTCCCTCAACGTTGTTGTAAGACGTTCTAATTTCAACCGCTCGTCCAGGTCCGGCATCACCGTAAAGGATGAACTCTTTGTGCGTATTCATACCGCCAACGCTACCATCAGGGTCTTTCTGCGCCCAAACGTCTCCCCACTTGTTTTCCCAATAAAAGAATGCTGTTCCTGAATTTGCGGCTATATTCAAATCTGGATTTTGCCCATTACCCAAACCCATGTTTACACCGTTCCCGTCATTGACGCCGAACTTCTGAATAGCGGCTTCCTCAACCGGGTCATAATCAATAGAGTTGGTGTTGTAGTTGGCAACTTGCGTCCAAACTGCTGGCGCTATTTGATCTGTAAAAACATCGCCATCACCATAAAGAGGAAAGCCCCGAGTAGTCGCAGGCTCCGCTGCTAACATTTCATAATAGGAGTGCTGTCCGCCAACCACAAAACCACTGAATGTACTAGCCTTCACGCTACTAAAATCGGATTCATTACCAGCAAGGTCACGTGCGGTTATTTTATACCAAGTCTGTATAGACGTATCGAACGCTGAGTCTGTATAAGAATTACCCGGAGCACCAACTGTTGCTATAGGAACCCCAAAACCAGAGTCAGCAGATGTGGTCGATTTATATATTCGATAGTCCTGAATATCCGGCTCAGTATTACTTGTCCAAATTAACTGTATAGAGTTAGTCTGCTGGTTCGTTAAAAGAAATCCGGCAGGGGCTAAGGGAGGGTCTACATCTACACCAGGATGTTTTGCGCCTATACCCTGTAAAATACTTACTGACACTTTCGGCTGCCTAATCTCATACTCGCCCAATTCAGCGTTAAGAAAAAACTCATTTGTTTCAAAAACGTCCTGAAATCTGTCTTGGAATACCCATTCATCACCTACTAATTTATAGACTTCAAGGTATCTTGAATCTGAACCATTGCCGCCGCGCTTTGTTACGCTATTTGGCATTATTTTCTCCTTTCATTGTATTTAGTCACCACTTGGGACAGGAAGTAGAACCCGACATAGTGTGGCGCGTTCGCTTCCTCGTCAACGATGCCGTCGCCCCCCACGTTGGGTAGTTTGTTCCATCTACGGAAGGGATGAGGTAAAGCTCAACGCCTGCATCTGTGCCTGAAAATATGGCTGAAGCCAATACCCGCTCGGCATCACACTCAACGTAAAGGGTAGTTGTGTTGGCGCTGTCCAAGAAACACACAAGGTATTGGTTGGGAGCGGGTCTGCGTCAAGTTCTGCTCTTATAGCTGTATAATCCCTGTAATTTACCTATAGTAAGGCCCTATACGGGCCTATCCATATTAATCTAATGTAATTGATAATTGTCCTGCTGAGAATCTAGGAGTAATCCCAGAGGTAACAGCTAGAGAGCTAGACAACGCTCCGAAGAATAGTACTTCTGAAGCAGGTGAAGCTGAGTCAGAAGTACCAATTGAGTAGTGTGTTACTGTCTGAGAAGCTGGAGAACCTCCACTGTGTTGACCAAAAGCAAGCTCCGCTGCGTTTGATACTGAGTTTCCAGATACAGTCCATCCACCGTTAGGAGAGCCTGAAGAAGCTCTAATAACTTCCACTCGTGCGTATCCTGGGTAGGAAGCTTCATTGACTGCTTGGTTTGCTGGGGCTTCATTAGGGGAATCTGGAATAGCTGTATGTAAAGCTACCCAAAAAGACCCCGCTGATGTAGAGCCTTGAAGACCCGTGGCATCTCCAATATCTAGAGTTGTATCTAGGTTTTGGAATAATAATTCTAAAATATCTGTTTCTAATGCGTCAGTTGCTGACATAGTTAATCTCCTTGATTATGAGGTACTGATTGTTATATCTCGTTCTACTTTAACACGGCCTAAAAGAAGAGTATAAACATTTCCTAATGTGTCTACTTCTTGTAGGTCGTAAAAATATGTACCTGGTGTAATTGTCGCCGTTACTGTTGAGCTAATTGCTACAATAACGATCCCGTTTGTTGCGTTCGTTCCAGAAGCTACTACAGATACCTGTGCAGCTCCTGGATCTGAATCTGTTCTATTTGCTTTTAAAGTAACCCAGTAAGTGTTTCCAGTTATATCTATTGGAGTACCACTTTCGTCTGTCATAGTATACTTTATAGTCCAGTCATCCCCCCTAGCGAAAGGCTTAAGATTTAATTGTTTATACGCCATTAAAAGCCTCCACTTTCTTCTATGCTGTCTACTACTACAGTAATTTCTTCGGCGGATACGCCTACGATGAGTTCATCCACAATTACTTCTTCGACTACAGTAACTTCTTCGACTAATATGCTTACAATAAGTTCATCAACAATTACTTCTTCAACTAATATGCCTACAATAAGTTCATCTGTCATAGTACTTATTCATTGATATAGTTAGAGGCCATGTGCTGCTACAATATATCGTATATCGCCCCCTTTGTAGGTTGATTGACCCGCCGGAATCTACCATTACCATATTTTTGTTTTCCAAAAGTATTAGGTACTTCTTGTAATGTCCTTAGCTACTGTTACTTTTCCTAGTAAAATAGTCTGAACATTTCCTTGGTCGTCTACCTGCTGTAAGTCATAATGATAGCTACCTGGTATTAAATCATATGTTGTAGCCTTTGGAAAAGTCATATAAATGATTCCATTGGATGCGTCTGGTGAACCTGCACTTATAGGACCTATTTGGGCATCTCCAGGGTCTGCTGAATCAGCGTCCTTTTTAAGAGTCATCCAATAGGAATATCCTGTTATATCTAAAGTCGCGCCCTGCCCATCACGTAAGGTAAATTTAAGGGTCCAGTCGTCGCCTCTTGCAAAAGGACTAAGTTCTCTTCTTGTAAAAGGCATTCATTTGTTCTCCGGACTTAAATAGTTCTTCTATAACCATAATATTAAACAAAATTATAACAAGCACCCACGTGAGTGTCAAGGTATAAATTTTTTTAACTCCTAAGGATAAACTACTTTTACCCAATCCCTACAAAACTGCATAGGGCTCTGAGAAAATTGCCATCCGTTAGACTTTAGATAGGACCAATCTTTTGTAGGTACTGGGTATCCTAGAGTCTCTGGAGACTTCAGGCAAGTATTATATAGTTGTTGTCTATCTTTTTCACATATGTCAAAGTGACATAAAGAAGAGGAAGTACTACACCCTGTTAAAGATAATATTAATATAATTTTGTTAAGCATTCTATTTTTTCCATAGCGTCAGACCCGCCTACTAATTCTGATAAAAACCTAGTGTATACTGGTAGTAGCTTACTATCTATAGATTCAAGGTTCTGTTCATGCTTAGGATAAAGGTCCTCGAACCACTTTAAATTTAATTGTTGTTCGGTACCATAACAATAAGTAATCATTCCTAAGCAATCTTGAAATACTAGGGTAGTGTAAAATAAAATAGTCTCAGGAGTACTTGAATTAAGTCTAGAGAGCAAATTACAGAAACTAAGTAAAGAAGCTAATAAGTCTTTCCTTAGTATAATAACATCAGCAATTGGTCCTAATAGATACCCACTTTTATTAACTAGTAATACTTTATCATCATGCTTTTCAATACAAGAAGTAAACTCCTCGCTCGATAGTACAGGTTGAAACTTAGTTTCATGTATAATTGCCTTTATTCCGGGACCTTTACCAAATCCTTGCAAGTAAGCTGGGGACAGTTCCCCATAGCATGGAAGATCTAACTCTTCTGCTTTGTCTAAGGCGTATTTAGTGGCCCCTGTCCTTGCGTGCGTACAGATAATCATCTTCTTCTAGTATCCCCTACAATGGTTGGCTCTGCAAATTTTCTCAAGGCATCCGCTTTATTACTAGCAGAGATACTGACGCCATTTAGCGCCTCATATAAATTATGCATCGCTACTATAGCTTCTCTTAGATCTACGGCTTTTTGTACTTGAGAAGCCGTAGCTACTGGACTTCCCAAATCATCATTTAATCCGAAAATTTCTATCGCAAAAGCTTCATCACTACCTCCAACAGTTTGATAAATTGTTAATAGTCTTTGATAAAGCTCTTCTACTAAAAAGAGTTGTTGTAGTAAATTATTAGCAGATTTACCAACTGCGTCTGAAATGGACTCGAAAGTCCAGTCACTATAATAGGTCATATGTGTACTCCACGTTTTTATATATTGGGTGCTCAGAGCGTCGTTGCTCTAAGTGTTCTGGTGTTATAGTTATTTTACTTAATACTATTTTTTCATCTAGTCTGGATTTTCTTTTGGGCTCCTTAGCTTTAGTTATACTTCTCCACTTAGTAGCAGCATTATTAACATTATCAGTATTTACTACTTCAAGAAAACAACTATCTAACTTTAAAACATCAAAATACCAATATCCATGTAAAAAAGAAGTAGCAGTTTGGCACCCTTGACCTCTGTATTTTGGATGAATTCCTCCAAGAACTGCCTCTGCTACATTTCTCTCAAATTTATTCCATCTAAACCCTACTGGAGTGCCCTCCCTTTCTAGTATAGTACATAAATGAGTTTCGGAAGTTACCTTATCTGGATTAAAGGCTTTTCCTAAATGCAACATATTAGACATAGAGTTTCTAACTTGCATTAAAGTCATATCTCCTACTGGGAAGTCAGACATAGACTCATAAAGAAACTCTTCATCAGAGTATTTCAGCCTTCTCAGTGCAAACCCGTTACTAGATTTTATCATCATGCTTTTCCTGCTGCTACGTGTAATTGTAAAATTTGTGCTGCTATAGTGACTGTCTCTCCAGAGGCGGTATGAGTAATAGTAACAGATGGATATTTAGTATTATTACCACTTATTGCACCCGCAGACCATCCGGTAGACACTCCTGTAAAAGCTCCAGTTATAGTATCAGAGTTACTTGAGGTGACATTTGTCATAGTCCATCTCCAGGTAACGCTTGCTATAACTCCATTAGCAATAGCAGATATTACTACATCTTGAGTGTCTGTTCCCCCTTCTGAACATTGGGGCTCATATATAACTCCATCGTTAGTTATCCAAGTAGTTTCATAATTTGACGCTTGAAGATGAGTTACTATATCATCGTTTAAAACGTCAACGTCATCTATAAGGGTACCCCCAGAATCGAATAAGTTAGTGCCGGCAGTAGCGCCTACAGTAGCTGCCAAATCTCCGGCGTAAAGCCCCCCGCCCGTAAACCGAAGCGCATTTGGAACGCCGGTAAGATCGATTTCATCGTCGTTCATCAACGCCATGACGGTGACGTTATCGACATACAGAACACCGCTAGAGCCATCGCCCTGAATGCCAATATAGTCTGTGCCTCCGCTGATGGGTGTGGGCACTGAGTAGGTGAATAAGTAGGGAACCCACGATGTCGTCGGCGTAAAAGCTTGCCAGCCGCTGTTCCCGTTATCGTTCGTCGAATAGGCCACTTCAAAGGAAGTTGCGCCGCCGCTTGACGCGGCTTTGGCGTAACAAGTTACGAGAATTCGCCTGCCCCCAAATGCGAGCGCGATTTCCGTCGGGATCACGAAATAAACGCCGCCTGTAGTGCCAGCCGCATTCGTTGATTTTGTTGCCGTGACAATCCTTGCCGCTGAACTCCCTGAAAATTTTTCTGTTGTTTCTCTAGTCAGCGTGTGACCAGCGGGCGCTGTCCACCCGGTAAACTCTGCACCATCCTCAAAACCGTTACGCCACAAACCACCCGTTGATTGACCCACCACTGAGGCGGGAGTGCCATTGACGCTGGAAATGAGATTGCCGCCAGAATCGAGGCCAGTGCTGATTCGCCCATCGGTCAACTCAGTCGGGCGGTTCGTAACATCTGATGTCCAGCTAACATCATCCTGATCGGCAAGCGCTCCGGTATTTCGGGTGGCTCTGGATCGTTTTATGCACCATTCAATTTCTAAATTGCCAGTTGCTCCGACATTGTTGGCAGCATCCAGCACAATAGATGCGTACCTGCACGTCGACGTAGGTACGTATGTGCCCGAGAAAACTGCATAGGTTGTACTTAAATCCCACTCATTGCTTGTTGCATATGCAGTATTTGGAGAAGTGAGTGCAACTGCACGCGTCTGCACTTGCAGCAAATCTGCTGAATCGGCACCAGCCTGGCCAGTTGTAGATACAATTGCACGCTTACCGCTGGCTAGATCTGAGTCATACTCCCGCACAGCCATGACGAACCTAGTGCCATCACCTGAAACGGTTTTGCGTACTAGCGCGGAAATTTCATATTCCGTATTGGGTTCTGGAATGAAAAAAGCCCCCGCATACTGTAGGCCAGCATCGGCAGGTATGATGATCACATCTCTTGAGGCGTCTTTGTATTGTGCAGGCGCGGCTGATCCGTATCCGTACCAACTCGCCGGTGCAGGGTTTCCAGTTGGCCCAACTCGCGGAATCTCGAATGTCGGGTTTTGGTTTTCTGCCGATAGCGCGTTAACAACAAGCTGGTCGTTTCGCACGTCAATATCTGAAAGTATATCGCCTGCTTCATTTTTTAAATCAGTGCCCGCAGTAGCGCCTTCTAATCCTGGTGATACAATCGTGAAACGTAAATTGTCCATGTAAAAAGATGCGGTATTTGTACCGATTGCCCCAATCACAACGCGAATACGATCCCACGGGGTTGATCCAATACTTCCACCGCTGTAGGTCTTATCATTTAATGATAATTTGAAATAAACTCGCTGCCAGGCACCTATTACAGTGGTGTCGATTGATTCTTGTTTATATATGAAATTAACAGAAGTACCACCATGACTTAATCTCACTTGTATGCCTACACCACTGCCAGAGGTATAAGAGGCAAGGTATATGTCAAAAGAACCAATAACAATTGAATCAGCAGGTAATGAAATTGCGGAATCCCTATATAAATAGGATGACCCCGACCCCGTGGTACTTATATATACAGAATGAGGTCCCGTAAGGATATATGTAGAATTAGTGTTCTTGCTTATTGAGCCCCCACCAACTGGTAAATAACCGTCAGGATAGGTGCCAGTCCAATCAGCAAATGCAGGGTTAAACCCTAAAGCGCTTGCATCATCGAAATTCGTTATAGTCCCGTCCGATATAACATTACCGTTAGCGTTTACCAGGTCAGTGCCTGCGGTAGCACCAACTGTAGCGTTGTCGTCTGGGGCGTTTGTTGTGCCAGATATATTCGCCCATACCTGCGCCTCATTTTCTATGTTTGGCGAAAGTATCGCAAAGCGCAAATTGTCAAAAATGACGGTACCTGTAAACGCTGAAAGACCAGCACCGGTATAGGACGCCATAAAAAAAATGCGTACAGCGTCGTATAAAGTAGGGGTACCACCAGTAGGTCCCTGAGTTTTGTCATTTTTTGAAATTTTAAAATAAACTCTCTGCCAAACTCCTGTGTTAGACGGATTAGGAACAGGTGCTCCTAGTCGATAGAAAGCGCTACCATCCACTAAATCTATCAATAACCCAGGAGTGCCGCTCGTGTATGATTCAATATAGACATCATAGGACCCAATAAGAATAGAATTTACATCAAATTCCATAAGTATTGCTGGACTCATTACATTACTCGTCCTGTACATACCTGCGTCTGTACCATCACAGGTGAATTTAACAGCGTTAGAGCCGGTTAAAACCGTTGTATTTTCCTTGCTTACATCCGAAATTGCGCCGACACCCCAAGCATTATACCCAGCAGGGAAGGTCCCGCTCCAATCTGAAAACGCAGGATTAAATCCAAGCGCTGTTGCGTCATCAAAATTCGTTATCGTCGAGTCTGAAATGACGTTGCCTTCAGCGTCATACAGATCTTTACCAGCGATAGCCCCTTCTAGTCCCGGGGATACAACCGCAAAGCGTAAATTGTCATAATAGACAGTTCCTTGAAAGTAGGTATCCCCTCCTATATTATATGAAGGCATTATTACTATTCTAAATTCTTGAAATCTAGTTGTAGGTAGTACACCCACCCCGAGAGCAGTTGAATAATCCCTGTTAGATAGCTTGAAATAAACTCTCTGCCATGATCCTATAATAGAAGTGTCTGCTAGTGAGTAGGAAGCAACACCTCCGGTTCCTGCTGCCGCCTTGGGTTCTGTATACATCCCACACCAAATTTTAGGGGCACCCCCACTGGTATAAGAAGTTATTAACATATCACAAGATCCTACAATCACTGTATCTGGGTCTAGGGATATATCAATACTATCTGATAGCCATCTTTCCCAGCCCAGGTTGTTACTATCGTTATTTACCCCTCTAATAGAGTAAGGTCCCGTGAGTTTATATAATGGATCAGTATTACGATCCATATACCCAGTACCTGGATTTGTCCAGACCGTATAACCATCTGGTGGCGATGTTGAGACCGACCAATCAGTGAAAGCCCCATTAAACCCCCAAGCACTGGCATCGTCAAAGTTTCTAATAAACGCGTCGTCTATGACGTTACCTTCAGCATCAAATATATCTGAACCTGTAGTAGCCCCGTATTCCCGAACAACCGCCCATTCAATTTCTAATGGACGAGCATCATTACCGTCTAGTATACAAAGGGATGCCCACTTTGCTGCACTTCCAGGAGTATAGATTCCAGTGAACACCGCAAAGGTACTAGTAAGGGAAGGAGTGGATATAACGGAAACTATATTATCATATGCCTGAATTTGACTCTCTGCACTTGCAGAACCACCTATTGCAGTTTTTCCAGTAGTAAGTGCACTTTCAATATCTGCTATTTGAATATAGGAGGCTGAAGAGGCTCCTGCGGGGTCTCTCATCATTACACTAATTTCATATTTTGCCCCTGGAGATACTGGAAAAGCTGTATTACAGGCTCGGACCCCTGACCCAGGAAGTTCCATAACGTCTCTAGTTGTATCTGATACGTATGTTATGTTGCCAGCAGAGGCTTGTCTGAACCAAGATGCTGGGGCTAGGTCGCCTGCTGGATTGCGTCTTTGCAGTTGCATAGACGCGTTTTGATTGATAGCAGACAGTGCTGAAGTAACCAGCTGGTCATTTCGAAGATCAATATCAGCTAGAACAGTACCAGCTTCATTGAAGACGTTATTACCTAATTGCGCCCCGTATGTGGGCGCGGCTGTTAATGATATAGCTTCTCCAAATAATCCTCCACCTTCAATTAGGTCTCCAGTAGTTGTTTTTATCCATCCTATCGCTACATAGTCTATATCAGGAGTGAAAGTTATTCCAGTGCCGTTATTGTCGTAGTACCACTGATTATTTTCCTCATACACGAAAGCGATGTCAGTAGAAGTAGAAAAGACTGTAAATGTATTTCCAGGTAAAGTTGTATTTACACAAATAAATCCGTATTTACTTTCTACTCCCGTTAGGAAGGTAAAAGTTGCCGTAGTATGAGGAACATTTATAACATCTCCATTCCACAGAAAAGAAGGAATTGCAGAACCTGTAAGATCTACTGTGCCGTCTGTATTTACTCCAAATATAGCCCCTTCTCCTGAGTTTGAAGAGTTATTTCTATCTGTATTTAGCTTAAGAGCCATAGTACGAGCAACCCCAGGTAAACTAGTATACGTTTGAAGCGTATACGTAGCTGGAGAAGCTGATTTAGTTATTTTTGCCAGAATATAGTCATTAATAGGATCAAGAGTATATGTCTGCTTATAAATACTAGTAGAGGATGGGAATGCCTTGTAAATAGTTTCTTTAGTTCTTATATATGTAGCAGTCACATTAGACACAGTGCCGTACCAAGCCGAAGCCCCTGATCCTAGTCTTATTACGTCACCAGGAGAAAGAGACCCCGATAAATCAGAGCTCGTAGGAATGATTCTAGTATATACAGTTATTCCTGGAGAGCCGTTGGTGTAGTCTACTATATCAATATCAGCTGAAGTAGTAGCTCCTAGAGTAGTGAAGGCTGTGGTTCCTAGTAATTGTAAATACTGCTTATTTAAGGGCGCTCCTGTAGCATTTAAAGCTGTGGAATCCGTAGGTATAGTTAGTCTAACTAGGGTATTGCTTGCGAAGGAATACATTAGATAGGCATCACTATCTAATGACATACTGGAAAAATCAAGGGAAGGAATACTAGTTAAAGCTACAGAAACCCCATATGGAGACACTATTGTAAAATCAGAAGTTTGAAAAGAGAGTATACCATTAGAATTTACAGAAATTGAAGTTTCTAATGTACCACCTGTGGCCACTCCTCCAATTCTAGTAATCCCTGAGGAACCACTTCCAAGAGTAGGAGCTGTATCGAAAGAAGCAGAAGCCCAAGCAGACTTTCTGCCTAATACATTTACAGTACGTACAAATACTTCAGTATTAGCTAGAGAAACATAGTTCCTTATAATTAATCCGTTGGCTTTTTTTACTTGTTGGACTAAGTAGGAGTTATCTTCGGTAAAATTATGTTTAACTTCATAATAGTCAATATAACTATAAAAATCATCCTGTCCGGGTGTTCTTGGAGCAGTCCACTCTATTTGAGCCTGATACATATTTATAGAGGAAGTATCCTCATCTAATCCAGAAGAAGCTCTGCTAATTGATAATTCTATATTAGTAGGTTCAGGTACCTTTACTCCATCAAAAGTAGGTAAAGGAGTGCTGGTAGGTACTGTAACTTCGTACCCTCTATCTACAGCCCTAAATTTATCATCTAAATACTGATGTGCTGTTATACTTACACTTTTATCATCATTCTCTAATATACTAAGAACTCTATATTTTTTAGCCCCAAGATTAGAATTAGACTTAGTTCTATTAGTGATAGTAAAGATTACTTCACCACTAGGAGCAGAAGAAAAAGCAGAATCTACAGTTACTGAAGATAAATTAGTAGAGGACCCAACAGTAAAACTTCTACTTTCAACAGAAACCAATGAGTTCCAGTCTAGCTGTATATAGTTTCCATCATCATCAATGGCATTACTAGCCTCTTCTTCAGTATCTATAGTAACTAATGAACCAGGAGACCCAGCTTGATAGGCTTGAAGTATTTGGTCTCCTTGAGAGTAAGTAACCCCATTTATAACTGCAGAGTCTTGTTGTAAGTATGCGGAAGCATTAGGAAACACAAGATGTAGATCATATGTATCGGCTGTTAGAGGTAAAGATCTATCAAAATAAACAGTAGTAGTAGTGTGGCTATTAGATCTAGCCAATCTACCTGAGGCGATTGCATTTGTTTTATTATAGTCTTGAACATAAATTAGATCTCCAACCCGTACAAAGGACGCGTTAATACCTGATGAAAATTTAACAATCTCTGTTTCCAGACGTTCTGTTAATAACATCCATTTACCAAGGCGAGTAGCCTGCCCTTCAGAAGTACAACCCACAGCCAGAACATCTTTCTTAAGGATTTTATTTTCCTCAATAATAGACTCAGAATCTTCTACTGTAGTAGATTCCTTTTTATAAAAGTTTGTAGGGTTATTCCATGTTACATTAACTTGATTTATTCTTTGTCTTTTTGAAGTACTTTCATACGAAAACTCCCCTCCAAGTACATTCGAATTAGCAAAAGTATAAATAGGGGCTTTAGGAGCGTCTTGAGAAGCCCCTATTTCTCCATTAGACCATCTAAGTATACCCCTAAAGATAGAGGCCAGGTCATTTAATACCTTGAAGGCTTCCTGCCTAGACTGCAAGTATAAATTACAGGTAAATCTTGGTTCTAACCCACCTTTTCCATCTGGAACTAGTTCATCACAATAACGTCCTATTCTATATAAATCATATTTAGATATGTTCTGAGCCTGTAAATACTCTCCTAATCCATACCTATTATTAGACAGAATATCATAATATATCCAGGCAGGATTACTAGTAAAAACTTTGTCATAGTTAGGATGAGTTTTATCCGTGTTCCAAGAAGCGTCAGCAATATCCCCTCTAAATTTGCCGTCCCATCTAACCTCGGACCCAGTATCTGCCCCAGTAGTTACATTTCTAGTATAGGCAGCGACTCCCCCGTTTTCGTGAGCAGCAAGATAATTAGTTGGAACTTGAACTTTTATTCCGTCCACTAAGTAAGAACGAGCGGGAATATTATCAAACTCACTTGATTTAAATTTAACTCCCGCATAAGCAGTATGTGGGTAATTTAATTTATCATTATTATAAGCGAATATAGCCTGTAAATAGGATTGATGCTGAGAATTAGTAGAATCCCTAATAGAAATTTCATCTCCTGTTACTCTTTTTATTCTTATTCTAAAATCATCAAAAGGCTGAAATTTTTCTACAGCGAAACCGAACTCTTTAATAAATTCAGAAGTACTTTTTGTAGTTACTACCCCAGAATTAGTCTGTCCTTGTGCAATAGCCCACTTATCCACTTGTTCCTCAAGAACTGTTGAGTCCTTTAAACTCTTAGCAGGTCTTGTTTCAATTTCATCATCAGAAACCCCAAATACTGGCACAGAATTAGAGCTATTTGCTATAGTTCCGTCTGAATTATACCATATTTCTCCACGCTTGTACTCAAAAAATATTTGAAACTCTACAGAATTAGCTAATTTATCACCATCTATTTGATAGCGTATCATAGAAGGGAATTGTAAGACTACTTTAAGATAATCAATAGAACCCGCATCCGCTATACCCATACTAGTTGAAGCAGTTTTAATAGTTGGGTCTTGCCCAGAAATAGTTCCAGGACTAAACGAGGCCAGAGTCCTAGAGGATTGTTTTATCTCATCATTAAATTTCGAGGCAAAAGAAGTTCCTGTTCCTCCAATAGTAGTATCAGCTATAGATTGCTCACGGCTTCCAACTCTAAACATTACTCCAGCAGTTTCAAAATTTCTTTTGCCAATAAGTACAGAAGATGTACTAGAGCCTACTGGAAGAATCACAGCTGGAGAATTTGTTAGAGCGTTAGTAGTGCCAGAAGCTAATACCAAAGTAGTACTATTAGAAACAGATGCTATAGTTCTAGTCTCTTGGACATATACTGTTCTGGGGTTACCCGCCCCAACTGGGCCTGGAAGAGGAGAATCTACTTGTACTCTACTATTAGCCCCCGAAGAAACCGCTCCAAGCGCTGATATTTTTCGCTTATAAGATTCTCCGTTTGGGCCACCGGTAATAGTTATTAGTTTACCTACGTCTGAAGAAGCCCAAGTATGATTTGGAGTATAAAGAACCCTTCTATGCTTATTTGTATAAACATAACAATTTGATATTGTTATAGCCCTTTCAAAAGTTACAACTCTAGAAGACTGGGTTAAATCCAACTCAGTTAAATCAAACCCTGATTCAGGATTAAAGGTAACAGTAGTGTATGGCGCCCCTGATATTGTAGCAGACCCTGATACTGGACCAAGAGACTCTCTTTCTTCGCTATCTATAATAGGTGTGCCGTCCAAGTATACGGAAGCTTCTCCATACACAAGGCCTTTTACCTCTCCTTCGGAGATCAGATCATAGATTATAGCAGTTTGAGTTTGTTTGGTCATTTAAAATATTCCGTCAATAGATATATTAAGGAAAGAATTTAAGTTAGCATAAAAATTTTCCCAGGCTTCTTCTTCTGTAGTATTATCAGAGAAATTTAATTCCCCGTTCTCATTACCAGTAATAGGATTTAATGTAGGCAATGAGTAAGTAAGTAAATTATTAGTTGGAAGAGTCAGATTAACGTGAATTGGAGCCCCACCAACTAGCATTCTCCCATATAGTAAAGGAACAGGCTGACCTTGTTTAAGTGTGGGTTCTGGCCCGTCAAAAATTCCAAGATCCTTTTCCTCTTTATCGGAGTCCGGTGTTTTCGCTAATAGCTGAGTTACTCCTTGAAGAGCTAAGCTTACCCCAGTGGAAGCAGCTAATAATCCGAAGCCCCCCTTAATAGTTTTAGGTTCAAACCCTAGGGCTACACCCACAATAATAAGAACTACGCCTGCTAGTATTTTGCCCCAGCCTTTTCCAGACCCAGCTGGAATTAAAGAAATATAAACTTCTTCTGACCCTAGATTATTCAGCAATAGCTCATAAGGCTCTTCTACCTCAAAAGTAGGGCCAACTACACCTATGTCCATTCCGAGCCTAGCCGCTTCTATAAGAAATGCTCTAAACTCGGGCTCTTGACACTCTATTAGTTTAAATATATCGGCCACAGAGGAGGCCTGTATCTCCCACAGTTCTCCAAATTTAGCTAATGGTCCAAGTAGGTGGACTTTTCTATCCATCCAAATCTCCTGGGTTTAACCAATAAAAATCCATAGATGGATAAGATACTATTAAATAAGGTATTTTTATAAAATTACACACTTGTATATCATGTTTGCTTGGCTGAGCTTCTTCTTGATCTGGGTGAGAGTGTACTATTGCTACTATAGAATCCGTCTTCATTGTTATTGTCATATATTCCACAGAGTTGAATAGAAATCCTTCTTCGGTGTCTTCTGCATGGTTTTCACAAGGAAACCATAGCTCTTCGCCCCCTAGCTTAGCTAGTAGACCACAGGACTCTCTTGGGTATTCCGACTCTGCGTGTTTAAAAATTGCGTCTATGTGTTTCACTGGAATATTCTCGCAGTAGGGAAGCTACCATACGGTAAAACCCTAGAATCGTCTAACTTAGTAGACGGTTGAGTCCCTGATGCTGATATAGCACCACTAGCAGTAGCTGTCCAAGCAGGGCTAACATCAGAGGTTAGCCCCTCTGTAGCCTCAAAATCTCCAGAACTATAGTAAAAAGTAACCGTTCCAGAAGTGGTTCCAGTAACAGAAGATACTCTACCGCGAGAGCCCTGTATGGCCCCAATTACACTATCTCCTGGAGATAGTGTACCAGAGCCTGAAGTATAACTAATAGATGCTAGAGCGTTTGCTTTGAAGCGCTTTCCGCAGGAAGATAACCTTTTTCCGCATCTATCTCCGTGCTCCCACAAAGACCCAAAGTCGGGGGCATTAACCAGTCCATATGCCTGACTTCTTCCTATATTTTTCCATACTTTGGAAGAGTACAAGAAGTAAGTATTATATTTATCGTTAGTAAATACAGCAGTATATTCGTTAGAGCCCGTATAGGTATTGTATACTCTTATACGTTGCCAATCAGCAGAACTATCAGAAGGAGTAGTATTTTGACCTGTAGCTGATTGCCAATAGTTAAATTCTGATGGGGATAGCGTGTGTGCCGAACCGGTCCCGCCTGCTACAAGATTTACTCGCCCCGTGCCACCCCCTGCTATAGCATTAGCTCTAGTGTTATAAAGATATATTGTGTTGGCAGAAGCATCATTCACATAATAATAGTTTCCATCTGTCAGATTTCCTATGCTGGCTCCGCCACCATTTTCATAAGTTACCATATCTCCAGTTTCAAACTTATGCCCAGTTAATGTAATGGTGTCAGGGCCAGTATTTACATCTCCAGCAGCGAATGTAACAGTAGAACTAAGGCTTCCGTCTGACTGAATCTTTTCTAGTCCTGATTCTACGGTACTATAATAAGATTGATCTGAGGCTGTACCGGCCCAAAAAGTTACAGAAACTGAATCAGAGATTATATACTCGTCATCTTGGGTTACGTAGATATTATAAGCATTTCCGGCTATTTCTATTTGAGAGTCTGTTCTCCAGGTACAACCACCAACCTTTTCCCACTCATTTAGATCTTCTCCTGCGGCAGTATATCTCCAAGGACATACGTTACCGATGATGTTACGTCTAGGAAGTAGTATTCCTGAGAAGTCAATTGGTAATACGGTAATGAAAGAGACGCTGGAAGAGTTCTCTTCCTGAATTCGATCTAAGTAATACACATCAATAGGCATCTCTATGGGAGGATTAGAATAGCTAGCTTCTCCATATAAGTACTTTTGAAGGGTTCTTCTTCTACGAACCTTATTTCCTAGTAAGTCCTGATATGATAAAGTGCCTATTAAACTTTGTAAGCTATTATTTCCAGTTGTAGTTCTAAGTACATTAGCTATGGTAAGAACAGGTTGTGGAAATTGACCTTGAGACTTATACTCTATTCCCTCTAATCTACATGGCACAGGGTAGTATTCTCTAATAATCCCATTGTCTTCAAAATCCGGAAACTGGAGTACATTGGATATAGGTGGAGAGGAATTTGGGCTCTCATCCACATAGTCTCCTGTTCCTTTTATATAGTTAGTAAGATAAATAAAATCAGTGTCATTTATTTGAATCTCGAATAACTCTATATAAGGAGAATTGCCAGAATTAAGTTTTTGAAAATCTTCTACTATCACGGCTCATACACTCTTCGTAGCGTGGCATTAACGGAAATTATTCCTTCTTGTGGATAGGCTGCTGACCAAGTATCACATACAACCCCTATCGCGTGATATATAGTTACATCTACATTTGACTCTGAAGATATTCCTGAGTCATATAAGTATAACAAAGAAGCCCCATTAGATTCCGCTGAATCTATAGCATAACCACCGTCGTTACTAGCTGACCCTGTTACTGTAATCCAATCTTCTTCGTATAGCCCAGTAAATACAGTTCCTGAGTTTCTAGAAATTCTTTCTGGCCCTTGTTGAAATGTTACATTACAATCCGCTGAAGAAGAACCTGGAGGAGAAAACGCAAAACTAGTAACTCCAGCAGTACTATCAAAGAAGTCTGTTAAAAGATTTAT